GTCTTTACCACCCTCAGATTTCTTCCATTCCCATCCACAACCATCACAATGTACGACTCCGTTTTTTTCTGATTCAATAATGTACTTTAATTGTGATTCGGTTAATACTATTTTCATGTTATAATTTTACGATAGCCCAGTTATAAAGAGATTCACTTATTTTTTCATCATCTGTCTCACCACTTTCTTTTATCCTATTTCTAAGAGTGTTAAGATAGTTAACAAACATCATATCACTATAGTTGTCATATCCCCCCATTTTAGGTATGTATTCTTTGGTTAATAAACCTAATTTAACAAATTCCCTACACTTTCTCAACCCAAATTGATCCGCAACATTTTCTGTATATTTTAAAAATCTAACCGCCTCATCCATGTCAACCTCCCCAACATAAAATCTGTGCATCATACTTGAACCATATTTCTTATATTGGTATTGATGAGCCACTTCGTGGAAAATAACAAATAGGGTATTTTCTAATGTATATTGTAATACCTTTTTATTAATAACGACTTTATTGTGTAATGATATACCCGCGGCTGGTAATTTAAAAGTACCAAATTCAATATCTTGACAATTTGAATCTTCTATGAATTTCTTAACTAAATCAATGTGAGACTCCAATCTTGGGTAAGCGGTCAATAACTCATCAATAAACGAGTCGATACCATTCGTCTCCTCAAGAATGATAGATTTGTATTGATTTTCTGTTAATATTATTTTCATATAGTATAAATACTATACGTGATAACATTTCTCTATATTCTCCTTAAAGAACACGGAAAAGTCACCTGTAATCTTTTCTTTAAAATTATAAATTTCTCTATAATGTTTATTGCATAGGTAAGTTGTGAACGAGTACATTTTGAGGTCATGGTCTAATACCTTATATGTTTCTTTAAAATCCACATCTCTGTGACATCCAATAAATTGACATTCGTGTTTTTCCATAGACATAAAAAAACCCTCATAGTTGAGGGTTTTAAATTTATTTAATAAATCTATTAAATTCTTTTTTAATAGATTCGTTTAGACTGTATTGAAATCTTAAATCGTCATCTTTTGGGTATTCTGTCTTATCGGTTAATTCCCCTAAAATTAAATCAACAACTTCAGGTGAAAAAGAATCGTCGGTTTTTAATATGTTAATAACAAATTCCCTTTCCTTAACGGTTGGGTTATTCAACATATAAGTTAGTAACTTACTAATCCCACCAAATTGCTTCATTAAACTATCCGCCATTATAAAAATCTATTAAATTCGGATTTTATTTTGATTACCGACTCGTTCATTTCAATTTCTGAAGGTGGGTTTGGCATCATGTTTTCATCATCACTACCCATAGTGTAATCCACCGGTTCATTATTACTACATAACTTATTTTTTAATATGTCACAAGCATTTAATAGAGCCTCTTCACTATCGAATTCTGAACCCGCAACCAAATCCTTATATTGACTAACAAAACTATCAATCATTCTTTCTGTTTCGCTAGCAACATCCATACCATTTTCAACACCAACTGCACCAGCAGATTGTTCGTTTACTTGTTTAGACGCAATTATTTTCTTTAATTGTTCTTCTGTGATTTTGATTTTTTTTCCCATTTTGATTTTATATCTCTATAAATATACGGATTTGTTAAAATAATTTAAATAAAAAAGGGACAAGAGTAGCGAATTCTTGTCCCAACGGGATTAGTAACTAGTCCCGGCCCTAAGTCCGGTCTTCAAACCGGAGGTATCTTTATTTGTGTTTAATAATAAGTTCACCAAGTACCTCTAAACGACCAACCTCTGTTTGAAATTCGGTTTGGTTCATTTCTAAAGATATACTTTTTAATGTTTTAATAAATTCTTTCTTAGATTCTTCCATATCAAATTTACCTTCAGCGGCTTCTTTGTAATATGGTAATTTAACCACAAAATGGTGGTAAGTCAACATTGAAGGTCCTCCCTTATCTTTTGCGTTATTTGCAATCTTAGTTGCTCCACCCATTCTTTTTTCTGCGAATTCATCGAATGACTTCGATTCTGTCAGTATGTCTGTTAGTTTCATAATATTAAATATCTAAACATTTTAGATTACCATCCTTATCATACCCGTAATTACCGACGTGAACGTCAGCGACAGGTTTCAAATCATATACGGAATGAATAAGATTATAAAATTCAACAAAGATGTTGTAAATGAAATCGTTACCAGTTTCTTTTATTCTTTCACCAATAGATAGAAATTCTTCCTCCATTTCCTCATCCATTCCCAAACTTGTAAGATATGTTTGTAAAGATTTACCTGACATTACAGAAACAACATTTGCCAATGAATTCCAATGTTGTTTTGCTTTTTCCGTATTCAATCTTTCAACACCCACATATTTTACTTTAACGGTATCACCTGGATTATATGTAATTGGTTTGAATTCACCAGTTCTCCAAGAGAAGTTGGTTACTTGTTTTTTTAATTTAATATTAACGTGACCGGTACCATATACCTTTGGGAATATGTCGGGACGACTTTTAAATAAATCAACCCAACCATTAACATCCTCATCAAATCCAATTTTATAAACCATGTTTGGGTTCTTATTGGATGGATATACATTATGAAACGATCCTTTACCAACGAGTTCTTTTTCTTTCGTTGCAATCTCATCAACATCATGTTGAATCATTTCAATAATGATATCTTCAAATTTCATTACCCTTTGGCTAATTTCAAATACTTCTTAAGAATTTCTTGATTCTTTTTATAGATTTCCATTTTCTTTCTTCCTGAACGTACACTTCTCATTGCACGTGGTTTTTTTGCTGCGGTTCCCATATTATAATTGTTTTAAATAAATATTAAAATTTAATACTCTTATCTCTCCACCCCTTATCCGTTGGATAGTTATCAGATAACCATAACATTTCATCACTCTCTAATGCTTTATCAATTTGTCCTTTGATATCTTTCATGTCGGTATATGCAATTCTTACCATTTTAATACCTTTCCTCTTACAATAGTCGTTTTTGTATATATCATCCATTGCACGTAATTTAAAATGTTCATCAGTTTGTTTAAAGGTTTTTATAAAATGAAACCCACCATCAAATTCAAATATGGTATTTAATTCTGGACAATACGCGTCAAATTTATATCTGTAACATTTAACCCCTTTCCAAGAGTTTGTACAGTCATCAAATTTTTTATCTTTTATTGTGTCATAACCTAAAGAATAAAGATATTGTGCCATAGCATCCTCACCTTTGGACGTTGCACATTTGGGACAACCTGATTTACTATATAAATGGGCTGCAGATTTAATAGAAAAATCACCATGTCCTTTTTTTGGACAGTTTACAATCACATGATCAACGGCTTTTACATAGGGTGATTTTATTAAGTCAATTTTCTCGTAGGTATATTTTGGTGTCCCATCTTTAAATTTATGTATACTACGAGCGAAATCAACCCATTCGTCTTTTTTATATGATACTCTTTCTGTTTTATTAAGTTTCGCACATTTGGGACAACCTAAAGGTCTTTCTTTGGTAATTAAACCCTGTGCCATTTTCAAACCAAATAATCCATGTTCTATACCATCCTCATCTTTTTTATGACACATGATATTCATTACAGGTTCCTTACCTTTACCTTGTTTATAAATCATTTGACTATAATCGTATGTACCCTTACCGTGTAATTCTTCGGCCCTCTTTATAAATTCCTCACGCGTACGTGCTTTTTGAGTAAATGCATTTGCACGATATTCATTGGAACATTGTTTACAATACATGGGGTTATTCTTTGCCAAGAACCACTGAGCTCTATTAATAGTAAATGGTCCATGTTCCACTCCATTTTCATCTTTCTTGCGACAGATAATATCTACAGGTTCTTCACTCCCTTTGTATTTTAAGTTAGAATAGTCCCATCTACCCTTCCCCCATCTTTCTTCCGCCTTTTTTATAAACTTATCTTGATTATGACCAAAACGAGATGATGTGTTCTCAGCACCACATAATTTACAACCATCGTTTCTACGTAACATATTGTTTAATGCGGCCACTTGTTGTATACCATGTGGTTTACCGTCATTACCTATTTTATTACAATAAAAATTAAATGGTTTTGCGGCACCTCTGTAAACTGTATTGGAAAAATCATAACGAGGAACCTTTGAACCATTAGGTAGTACAACTAAATCATTCTTGAATTTATCCTTGAGTCTTTGTATAAATTCGTCTTGAGTGACTTTTAACCCTTCGTCAACAACAGCTTCAAATAAAATATCAATTAGTTTCATATTACAATTGTTTTAATATATTTTCAAATGATAAATTAGATTCGTTTATTTTAAACTTACTTTTAGGTTCTTTAGGTGTTTCTCTTTTAGGATAATCACCGATATATGTAATTTGATTTTTAGGTGTTTCTTTAATTGCCTTAAATAACGGAGACCTAATATCACTAAATTCTAATGTATATGGAATCCTAATTAGTCTAATACCATTTGGATTATTTTTTACGTAATCATTTTTTAAATTATCATTTGTAATAGTTTTATTATAGTTAAGATTTCTAGAGTATTCTGATGTCCCAAAAACGGGCCAAAAATGATGTTGTCCGTCGTATTCTATAACAACGTTTAATTCAGGTATATAAAAATCAAACGGTAACATATTTTTCTTACCTTTTAATTCTTTGAATGTTGCATCATTAAATCTTAATATTTTATATTTTTTACCAAATCTAGATTCTAATAATGAGTTAACATAAAGCTCTCCTTTTGATTCTCTACAAATTGGGCATCCAGTACCCGTCTTATGTTTTGTTGCGTCTTGAAAAAAATGACCGTGTTTTTTACAACCAATTAATACCTTTCTAGACATATCATATTTACCATCCAATTTTGTTGTCTTTATTAGAGTATTACGATCACAAAAATCAACCATATCATAATCATATTTATCTCCGTGAGTTTCAATTGATTGTTTCACAAAATCCTTTGTTCTATCTTCACAATCACACTTAGGACATTGATAAAATCCAATTGAATGGCTATTTGCACCAACACCGTCTTTAGCAAAAAATCCATGTACTTCACCATCGGGACTTTTTACCTTACAGAATATATTATTTACCCATGCTTTAGACTTTTCATCATAATAAATTTCTGACTTACTATAATCATAATTTTTATTAATTTTATTAGATTTAAATATCTTAATCCAATCTTCAAAAGATGTTGTATAACTAACAAAACGATCATCTTTCATACAATCTGGACAAGTATTTTCTTGTTGTGCAAATTGACCCGCTCTAACTCCTCTGTCATTAACACCTCCATTAAAATATTTCTTATGTATTTTACAGTAAGTATTTGTAACTAATGGACCATTTTTCAATGGTTCAACAAATAAAAATTTTGTTTTACTAAAATCACATTTATTTTTTAGATGTTTAATTTTAGATAAATCTTGTCTCCATTGATCTTCCGATTTTGTTAATCTTTCAGTTGTTTTTTTAGATTGTGATTCGCTTCTACAATCACTACAACCGGTTCCATTTATATGATGTGCACAACGTATCCCATCTATTCTACCTTTTTCAGGGAAAAAATGTTTATGTATTGTACAATAAACATTCTTTATTTTCAACTGTTTTTCGTCTTTAAAAAATTCCGCCTTACTATAATCCCAATTAGGAAACTTAGATTTAAAGTCTTTTAACCAATCTTCAATTGGTTTTGGTGGAACCCCACCTTCATCAAGGTCAATATTTTCCAATATAATGTCAAATAATTTCATATACACATATAAATATCCCAAAATAAGTAAGGGACACAAAATTAAAGGGACACAAATCGCGAACGGGGGTACCGGAGTACAAAAACTGTGAAAAGGACTGTACGAGTTCTATTTTGTTACCGTATTTGCAATCCCACCAACAGCCGCAGTTCTAACAGTTGTTTTCAATTGTCCAATACCACCATCAGCCACGGTCTTTAATATTACCTGCTGAGTGGGAGGAAGTTTTGCAAGTTTCTGTGAACCGTTATAAACCGCTTTCTTTGTATAATCCTGAACGGCTTTATAAACCATAGATTTCTTTCTTAGGATATCCTCAAGGGCACGTTTTTCAAGCATCCCAAGTTCCATATTAGAGGCAAGTTTATTTGCAAGGGCTTGCATCCCCTTCTGTCCAAGTTGTTTTACTGCTGGGATGGAACTAACCACCTCACCAACCTGTGGTAATATAGATAAGATTGCAGCAACCGCAGCTTCCTTCTTCTTACCTTCTTTCATGTATAATGCCGAATCGGCAAACCCAAGTCCCATCGATATTAATGGACCAACCACGGGAATGAATATGGACCCAATGGACATCAACTCCAATACTCTATGTGGTCCACCAATTGCATCAATTAACTCACGATTTGCTCTATTAGATTTCTCTGCGGCATCCACCGTCCCGTATCTTCTATCGAAGGCCAGATCATTCATCTGCTCGTAAATCGAGTTATATTTCACATTGGTAATGGATTCACCTTCCTTAAAGAACATATATCTTTGTTCCTTTGTGATGGATTTATCCATGGCCATAAACAGGGAATTAAAAGTCTTATCGTCGTAGGTTTTCTTACCGGTGGTTTTCTTCTCAATTAACTTCTGTACCATAGGGTATATGGTCTTAGAATTGAACAACATGGTCTTTTTTAACTGACCAGCTGGTGTCTTCTCAAATTCACCGTCTTCTCCTTTAAGGAAACGATTTAAGAAACCCAATAGGGTTTGCTCGGGTGTGGTAAGTTTAAAAATTTGTTGTTCAATAATTGTCCTTAGTTGAGACTCCGATATAATGACTTTCATATTATGGTTGTTTATCGTACCACTTCTTTAATGAACTCATATAACCAGCGGTCATATGGTCCTTAATGTTCTTTCCGGTAACCATAGATTTAAGGAAATTCCAAGCACGTTCCCAATCAATCATAAATTTCTTAATATTACCCTCGTGGTCGATTCGTAACATGTGATTGACGTGATAGTACCCTATGTTGGGAGAACGTGTCACCAGGTCGTTATTATGGACGATTCTGAGGGTTTTAATCTTACGACTGTCATAGTTGTTCTTAAAGGTCTTATTACCGACCCTTGGACTTCCTATGGTACAACATTCAATGGTGGTATCCTCAAATACGTGGGAAAGATTATAAGCACATAGAGTAGCAACTGCAGCTCCAAGACTATGACCACATACAACAATCTTATTATACCCACTCATCTTGGTGATGTCTTTGAGGATGGTGTTCTTAACGGCATCCCAAGAGGACTTAAATCCAACATGTACTTTATCACCCTCATTGATGAAGGGAACCTTGTCGATGGATACATCATTCTGAGCATCCTTCTTGGATGACGTTCCTCTGAAGACCACATAGAGTGACTTCCCTTTCATGGCAACAAATCCTTGGGTATCTGATTTCTTATCATCAATCCACTTAACGGAAGTTAATCCAAGTGATTTGAAGTCAATATCTTTTTGGTCTTTATATACAACGTCACTTAATTGTACGTTATAGATTACTTCGTCTTTTGTCATTGTGTATTTGTTTTTGTTATAATATTACTGTCTTGCTGGCCATATACCACGAATGGCCATTATGTATTTCATACCATCCATAGGTGGTGTCATTTTAGGTACTGCAAATAAATTTGGTGTTGCTCCGTATCTATCTTGCAGTAATACATATAACGCCTCATTTTCCCTTATGTTTAATAATTGTCCGTTGCATTCTACATATCCTTGAGGAACGTATCCTCCTGCAAATAATTTAATTGCTCCAATTAATTCTTCTTCCATAGTTTATTGTGTTTTTGTTTTAGATTGATCACCTTTCTTTAAGAATATATCAAATATTGTTTTAGGACAATATTCTACAAGTAATATTAAACCCTTCCTTAATGTGGAGTTTTTTACAACGTGATTTAAAATATCTTTAATAACCTCTTTAATGGCGAAATTTTTGGTATCAAAATAGGTTCCATCAAAATATCTTGGACTTGTTCCTTCACCACCTGGTGAACCGTGATGGGCACCTATAGAGGTACGCCAATAGTCAGCGTGATTTTGCCATTCTGGAATTGAAACCAATTCAGGTGAATCAAAAAATAAATTCCACGATAATACATTACCTTTTTGTAACATATTACCGGTACCTAAGTTAAAAAGATTTAAAAAGTATTGATTAAACTTATCTAATTTGTGGTCATTTGTAAGAACCACTTCTCCTATTTCCACATTGATATGTCCTGTACTATATGCTTCTTCCTTTATGGCAAAATCAGGATTCTTAAATCTTGGAGATAAACCCTTTCCAAGTTGGAATATAGGTTCTTTAGGATTTCCTGGTAGATGTGTTGAAACACGAATAGCATTCTCTTTGTTGATAGGATACTTATGAGAACTATATTTTAATAATGGCCAAATTGCTCTTAATAGACCACCTTGATTTTCACCCGGTGTCAACCAAATTTTTCCCTCAACCATCATATCTGCAGCAATTTCTTTTGTGTCTTCATTAACCCATCCTCTTTGTCCCGTAACTGTTACTTCCACATTGATACAAATCTCATCCCCAATCCACATTCCTTGTTGTGGACAGATTATGGAATAGATTCTACCTTCATTGGTATACCCTATTCTTGAAATATAAGGAGCAAATTGTACATAACAACGTTTTGGGTCTTTTTCTCCATTTAGGGTATTCCAACTAAACATTGGCCATTTAACTCCCCATTGTCTTTGTAGTAAATTAATGTTATCCATATTACCCAACATAGGTAATGAAGTTAAATCTGCGGTAGGATATAACATTTGTTTTTGGTTTTCAGATGGAAAACCACCTTGCCAACCTGTAGGAATTTGTTCTTTTAACATATTGTATCTTGTTTTTATATAAATACAAACTTTATTTTGTTTTAGGATAATCTGAATTATAAACGATTTTATCGTTTGTTTTCATATAGATTAATTTGTTCAATATACCAGGAATGTTATTAATTTTCTCAGTATCGGTTTTAACAAACACACGAATCAGTCTAACAATGTCAGGATTATCCATAACATAAGAATCTTTAATACGGTCATTGATTTGTTGTGTTTTAAATTTGGTTTCACCGTTAGTGTGATTGGACGGTGCAAAATGTAATTCACCATCAAACTCAATCAACATCTTATAGTCAGGAAGAAAGAAATCATATTCAAGTGAGTATTTGTTTTTAAGTCCGGCAAATCTTTTATACCTCTCATAATATATTCCTTTAGAGTCCAAATATTTTGCAACTGCAGCTTCACCTTTAGATTCAGCACAAGGAGGACAACCTCCACCTCTTTTATGGACATTAGCGTCTTGAGTAAAAAATTCATTATGTGTTTTACAAAAAATGGAAAATCTTCGATGTCCGTCTCTTTCTCGACCTGGTATAATATAACGTGGGTCGGTGAAATCCACCATAGTATAATCATACTTATCAGGATCAAGATGACTTTCACGTGACTTCTTAATAAAGTTATTACGTAATCTTTGTGCTAAACATTGTGGACAACTTGCGGTCGGTTGACTAACCCACGTTCTTAATATCTTACGGAACACTCCGTGTTCTTGACCTTCTTTATCACCGTAATCGTATTTTGCGTGACATTTGATAGGTATTTCATTACGAACTTTAATTCTATCGTTTACATCATATTGAACCAAACTATAGTCATACGGATTACCTTCAACATCGAGATACTTAGGATTATCTTTAACCAAATTCATCAACCTCTCCTTATTCCAATCTTCTCTCTTTGGTTTAAGAGTATCGGTAAGGGTATCTAATTGTTGTTCGGTTAATATTATTTTCATACTGTATATAAATATACAAAAAAAAACCTCTACGTTGAGAGGATTATTTCTGATTTAAACAAATTCTACCTAATTCTTCAGGTCTCAGAGCAAAGGTCTGTTCAATATGTCCGTTTTCTGATACCATATGAACTACGTGAAGACCTAACTTCCTCTCTCCAACCTCAATGTCTTGTCCTGATATAAATCCCATCTCCATGAGTCTAATTCTCATACATGGAACACAGTTCTCACAGTTAATTGATTTGGGAACATCTACCACTTGATATGTCATATAGTATAAATACATAAAAAAACCCTCCGTGTTGGAGGGTTTCTGTTAGGCTCTTTTCTTTGTGGTTCTTGTATGTCCCTTGCGGATACAGTTCTTAACCACCGGACCGTTCTTTGTTTTAACAATCCTTTGGAAGTTATGGGGTCTTACTGTTGTTGCCATATTATATATTTTTTACAAAGATAAGTATATTCCTGAAAATTTCTGGAAAATTTTTTTTTCACTTTTTAGAAATATATTTCCATTTACAGGTTTTTACCCCCCGAATGTATAGGGATATTATAGGAATTAGAAATATAGTTCTAATTTATAGAATTTTATTGGACTTCTCCCAGTTGTCTTCTGCCCACAATGGTTGGAGGTTTGTATAGTGACATAGTTTAGCAACATCCTCAGGAGTCTTCCCAAAATCGATAGGTATGATATGATCAATATGCCAACCTTTTAAAGAATGGTTATCCCACGTCATTCCATCTTGCCATTTGGATTCTATGTATACTTTAAATGTTAACCAATCACAACCTAATAATTCACCAGTTTTACTTGTCTTAATAAAGTTCTTTCGTTTAAATGAATTTCTACAAATATTTCTACACATTTCTTTATAATAAAATAAAGTGTCTGTTTCAGAACGTCTACGTTTCATTTTTTTTCGGTCCCATTCCTTAACCTTTTCACGATACACTTCATCCGTTTGTATCCTACTCTTCTTTTGAACGTGTCGTCTTTTATTATAACATGATTTACATTTTCTTCGATTGTCTCGATATTCAGTTAAATCTTTATTAATATTACATTCTATACAGATTCTCATATGGTATATAATATACTCAAAAAAGTCGAATTTCTCAAAAAAATCCCAAAAATTTTTATTTTTAAATCTTAAATGTGCGCAGTAAAAAGTCTTAAATGTGCGCAGTAAAAAGTCTTAAATGTGAGCAGTGGAAAACCTTAATTTTCCCAAAAAATTTCCGGAAAAATTTCTGTTACGGCATTGACCCCCCTATTAGGATGTCAAAATACCCCCTATATAAGGGGGGATACGGGGAGGGGGGACCCCCCACCTATGGGTATAGGGAGGTCTACCCAGTAATAAGTCCCCTGTTTCCATCCGGGTCCATGAACCTTATGAAAACATTAACTTTTATATTAGGTATAATGAAACTAATGTTATATCTTTGTCTTCTAAATCAAATGATATGAAAAAGGTTTTCAGTTTAGTTATGGTCATCGTATTGTTTTCGTCTTGTGTAATGAATCGTTATCACAGACCGAAGACACCTCATTGTGTTGTTGGTAAAGTAAACTTGTGGAGATAAAATATTAGTTGTGTTCCCCCTAAACCCTCATCGTTAATTCGGTGGGGGTTTTTTATTTCTCCCACTCCTCGTCCACGACACGGTAACTTTGGAAGGAAACCTTACTGGGTTGTTTTGGAAGGAAACCTGATTTTTTCCCTGATCCTTGTTTTTGTTTACTGGGGTAATGCCGAGGAGTATAAAAAAAATACAAGGTTGTATGAATTAGTTACTGGGTGGTTACCCCAGGAATGTTTTTCACGACATCCGGTAGACGACTCAACTGGAAAACAACCCAGTAAGGTTATTAATAAAATTTTCCGACGATCAGAAAAAGTTACCCTAGTAATGTTTTCGGATTTCCAGGGTTTTCTGGATTTTTGGGTCATTAAAAAAAGTTACCCCAGTAATAAAAAAAGTTTGTAAACAACAAAAAAAATTTTTATCTTTATATTCTAAAAAAAAAAATATTCATTTCGTCACCCCAGTAATATAGTTTTACTTTTCTCCGATTTTTTACTAATTCCAGTACATCCAAATTTTTTTTGAGTTTTTTTATTTCAACACCCCAGTAATATTATTTTTACGAATAAAAAAAAAATTTTTCCTGGTTTTCAAAAAAACCTTACTGGGGTAAAAAAAATACAGAGAAAAAAATTATAAAATTGAAATAAAATTACTGGGATGAAAAACCCGTATAAAAAAAATTTTCTTGTTTTTTCAAAAAACCTTACTGGGGTGTTACCCCAGGAATATATTTCAGGGGGACCTCAACTTCACAAAAGTTTAACAGATTTATTTTGGAATAAACTGGTAATAGTGTTATATTTGTATACACTAAAAACAAAATGATATGACAACGGAACAAACACTAATGGAGTTGGGTGTACGAGAGTTCAACCCAAACGAAACAATGTATGTACTAACCAAAACACAAGGGGGTGTACCTTATATGTGTTGGGGTGTAGAAAAGGTTATTCGAATTGGTCTTACTGAGGATGATTATGTTAAAGGTCTTTTATTAAAAGTAACGGGTATGAAGTGGAAACATTTTGTATTGATTACTCTTAATGGTTTGGATTATTATGAAGTTCGATTGATAAATAATATGATGGTTGTGGTTGAAACAATTGACCACGACATTATGTTCGACGAATTGGTTGATGTCATCGATAAGTTGATTGAGAGTTAGGTTTATGTTTTCATAGGTTTTTTGGTTGAATCCCTCGGACTTTTAGTTCGGGGGATTTTTGTTTGTGGAAGAATCTCCGTCACACTGTTGGACAGGTATGACATATTACTGGGATATTGAAGATAGAGTCTGAAGAAATTTATAACGATCACCGGTATTACATTACTGGGATATGCGAAGAAAACTACGAGTCGTGGGACCATCATGGACGTAAATCAATTACTGGGTAATACATCCCAGTAAAATCGTTTTCACCTCTTGAGGAATTCTTCATCTTCATTTCCCCAGTAATACATTATCCCCCGTTTACCGGTTAATAAATTTTTAGAAAGTTTTAACATTTTTATTTTGTATATAATGGAATTAGTTTTATATTTGTGAACACTAAAACACAAAACAAATGGAAACATTAAAAAGAAAGGTTGGTCGACCTCGTAAAGACGAAACGACCACATTAAGAAATTTTGAGAATGAAATCTTAATGACAAAAGAAAAAATCAAGGAGTTGGAGAACAAGTATTATCAAACTGAAACCTCTTTCAATAGTAGAGTGGACAAAATCAAAGATAGTATGTATAGTGATTATATGATGAGGAGAAGAATCTACGAGGAAGAAGTGGAAAGATTAACTAAAAAGATTGTTAAGAAGGACACTAAAAAATTCGTTGAAGGTCAAATCGTGGTTAGAAAACATTGGAACAATGAGAATATCTTTGTTCTAATTACCAAAGTGTATGAAATGGATATGAAAGATAATTGGTGGGGAGATTGTGGTGGATTTAAATTCTGTACTATTGGTGTGAGTGGGGTTGGTACCAAGTCGGGTAATCAATGGTTTAATACCGAAGAAAGTAGGAATGTTGAAATCGTTTGTGATACACGAAACTTTGTTAAACTTTGTGAGAAGTATGGAATTAAGAAACCGAAGTTGAATAAGGTTAATATGGAAATCATTTACGAAAACATATTCGGTAAGAAGTTGAATAACACATTTAATTACAACGACCTACATAAGTTGGGTATCTTAACTAAGTAATATGGAAACATATAGAAAGACGTATTACGATACTAATTTCAACATAACAATTTACGTTAACAATAAGAAAGGTTGGGAATCCACGAGACTAACAATTAAGAGAGGTAATAGTTGGGGTAATCGTGAAGTGTATCGTGACTTTAAACACGTTTATACAATGATAACCAACATTTATGGTTGTATGGTTGAGAATGGGGTTAAGGGTAATACAATACGAGAGATAATAAAAGACATTACAAATAAAATCGTTTATAAAGATTAGTATTTGTGGTGTTAGTGAAAATTGGGGTATCAGAAATGGTACCCCTTTTTTGTGTCCAAGAATTTTACCTGCATCTTCCCATCCGGATAATTTACTGGGTTACGCTCCGTGAAGTCTGAAGAAATCTCCGATGATCATCAGTATTAAATTACTGGGTGGAGTGTCCCAGTAAATGATTTTTTACTCTTACAGAAAATCTTCATCTTCATTTCCCCAGTAATAAACTTTCCCGTCAGACCGATAAATAAATTTTTAGAAAAGATTAACATTTTTATTTTGTATATAATGGAATTAGTTTTATATTTGTGTATTCTTTAACCTTAATGTTATGATATGAACACCTTCACCAATCACAAAGGAACGAACAAGAACACGGCACGAAATATAATGGTGCACGCTATTCACAACTCGGACACGAAAAACTACAAAATCCTTTCTTTACCTGCAGAACATTTCGAAATTGAGAAAACAATCTACCAGGATGTTTCTCGAAAGTATCGCTATGTTATGTGCGAACGAGATGAGATAACCTTCGACAAGTTAAAACGAAATATCAAGAAACAAAAAATGAAGTATTTCGTTGGGAAAACTCCTTCACTTTATTTTGGTTCAATCGGGGATATTATATACAATGCAAACAAAGGGGAGTATAGCCATTTGATACTAGACTATTGTGGTCAAATTGGTACATTTCACCAGGAACTCCAATACATTTTTAGAAACGATATTATCGAGGTGGATGGTACTATATCCCTAACATTCAACAAACGAATTACACCAGGACCTTCTACAATTTTTTGTAATACTATCGATAAGTTAAACACTTATCAAATACCGAAAGGTCAAGACAATGGTAAAACTATGAGGGTTATCAAAACTTTTATTAATCGTGAGGGTGGTTACAAGTATGACATTGAAAACATTTTCGAGTATCTCGACAACAATGACGGAGCTAAAAAGGGGGCGGCAATGGTCTTGGTCGTTGTAAGACGGATAAAGTAGTAAAGATTTTAAATGAAGACCTCCGTATCTACGGGGTTTTTTATGCTCAAGAATTTCCACATCATCTTCCCATCAGGATAACTTACTGGGATGTATTACCCAGTAACCATTTTGGGTGTGACGGTACCAATACCTACATTACCACTTCATCAGGGCTTAACCCAGTAATAGATTGTCCCCCGAAAAAAGATTTCTTAAAATAAATTTGGAAGTTTAATATAATTGTTATATCTTTGTATCAACAATAAATCATATTCAAGAAAATGAAAATACCAAATAACGAAAAACGAGCATTAACTATTGGTGCAATCTGTTGGGTAATTCTTTTGACATATTTCACATTTCAAATGTTATAAATTATTTATTCACTCTTAAATTTAAATGTTATGTTAATCAAACTGACAAATTCAAATTCAAAAAGACCGGTGGTAATGAATCCACAAAATGTACATTCAATGTATGAAATCATTGACAAGAACACTGGTGAGCCTGTGACCAAAGTTCACTTCAACGAGAATAGTTATATCATTGTAACTGAACGACTTGAAACAATTTATAACATTCATTGGGCAAATTCTAAACAAATGGATTTAGATTGGAATGTTCAACCGATTGATGAACAAATGGAAAACTCCTTCATACAACGACCAAGATACCCTCAACGTGTTCCTCGTAATGAGTATCGAGAAAACAATCGACAAAGAAATTATAACACGTATGATACCTATAATCAAAACACATATTAAGATGAAAGATATGATAAAGACGATTATTGAGGTCTACAAGGAAGACAAAAGGGAATTTTGGGATGCAATTTTTAGTTTGATATTAATAATTGGAACATTTTACTTTATGTTTTGGTTTTTTATCCCTACATTTGCGTACGATATGTAAGACAATAGTTTTGTTTAATAGTGTGGTTAGTAAGTGAGCCCTCATCAGAAATGGTGGGGGTTTCTCTTTTTAGGTGTATTACCGAATCAGCGCAAACGCAACTGCCGTTGCGCACATGCAGATGGGACAATTTTACTGGGATGAACGTATGACATCACCCAGTAATGTCGTGTCGTCTGCTTGGAAAAAACCTCATCTTCGTATTACCCCAGTAATAAATTTCATGTTACAACACGGGAAAATTCTTTTACAAAATTTTAACAAATAATGTTTGTATATAAAAATAATAGTTGTATATTTGGGTACTAAACACATAAACAAATGGAAACACAAATCACAACACAAAAAATGAATTTCATTGGGAACAATGAGGTTAAGGGTTGGTTCAAACTGACCGATGGTACAAAGACAAACTTTCACATCCAAGAAAATGGGGAAGTCAAACAATGGGGGAACTCAAACAATAATGAGGTACATCCTATCGTTTTAGGTTTATTGGAAATGTTATTTTCTCACGAATAAAACCTATAACAATGTTTGAACTATTAAAAATTAGAAAAGAATTAGTTGGTAAAAGAATTAGATTGATTCTAATGGATGATGACCCAAAGACAAACCCTATTCAACCTAACACAATGGGTACGATTGTATTCGTTGATGATATGGGTTACTATGGTGTTAATTGGGATAACGGAAGAAGTTTATCCGTAATTCCCGATGAAGATAAGTTTGAAATAATGTATTAGACTCAACACGATTATTTTTGAAACCCTCGGACTTTTAGTTCGGGGGTTTTTTGTTTCTACTGAATCTTCACCTGAGTCTCCAGGGAAAAATTACTGGGGTATTACACAACAATGAACCTTGGATCTGATCGTCCAGGAAAAGTTTCCTGGGGTAAAACGTATTACACCCCAGTAATATCGAACAGGTAGATCTACAGATTTTTTTTCTTTACGTCCCCAGTATTGTTTTCCTGCATCAACACATCGATACATGTTTTTTCGTTTTCCCCAGTATTGTTTTCCTGAACGGGACAGATTTTTTGTCAGAGAGTCCCCAGTAATTTATTTTCTGGATCAAGGGGAAAAAAGTTATCCACAATTTGTCCACAAAAAAAAATTAAGAATGTGGATAAAAAAATATTAAATATATTTTGTTATATTGGATAAAAGTTGTAATTTAGAGTATTGAAAAAATAAACAAAATAATGTTATGAAAAAAAATCGTTTCAAAATCCTACAAGGTGAGTTTATCAAAATGATGAACGAGGTTAAAAATCCTACATTTATGAATTTAGTTACACACACTATCCCAAAAATGAACAAAGGGGGTAGGGAAGGTTTGAACAAGTATTATGGAAAAGTTGTGAAGAAAAAATCGGTTAGAGTTTTAATCGGTGGTGAGTACGAACAACGAGTAATCGGAAATGAAATTAAGGGGGGTGGTGAAGGTAATTTCAAAGTAAGTGAAAACAAAGTTGGTAACCACATCAACAATGTTATCCTTTACAACGAAAATACAAAAAAGTATTATCTTCAATACGAGTGGTTTATGGAAGTGAAACCACAAGTTGAATTTGAGTTTGAGGGAAACCCTATTGACCAAACTTTGTTTGAAAGTTGGTTAGTGAAGTCAAACAATTACAAAAATCAACCGAGTGAAAGAAAGGTACAAACCTTATCGGTAAGTTTGGATAATGTTAAAGAAGTGTCATACAACGGAAACATTTACGAGTTCATTTAAAGGTTAGTTCCCCTACTAACCGAAGTCCACTCCGAAAGGGGTGGATTTTTTTTGTTCAAAAATTTCTCCATCTCCGTCCATCTGTTTTTATTACTGGGGTATTACAAGAACGACCATCTCCAGAAGACGGAAGCAGGTTTATTACTGGGGTATCCTTGTCATACATCCCAGTAAATTATTTTACCTTCACGGGTATCCAAAATTCTTTGACAATATTTTAACAAATTTATTTTTGATATAACCGAATTAGTTGTATATTTGTGTACACTAAAAAACATTAAAATGAGAAAGTATGAATTAGTTGTCGAACACGATAACGACCCAATGAATCCTCGTACCGAGTGGGATAACATTACTACAATGATTTGTTTTCACAAAAGGTACGATATTGGTGACAAAACTGACTACAAAAGTGTTGACTTTGATAGTTGGGATGAATTGAAGTCACAAATTGAAAGTGACCATAAAGTCCTTTTGATTAAACCTTTGTATATGTACGACCATAGTGGTATAACTATATCCACAAGTCCGTTCAGTTGTCAATGGGATAGTGGACAAGTTGGTTGGGTTTTCATAAGTGAAAAACAATTGAACTTAATGTGTGGTAAAGAATTTGAAAGGGGTGAAGAACATTTAAGTTTGATTATGAATAGTGAAGTTAGAATTTATGATGAATACTTAACGGGTGAAGTTTATCAATACAAAGTTTATGAAATTGAAACTTGTAATAAAGGTCACGAACACAAAACATTAGTTGAATGTTGTGGAAGTTATTATAGTGAGAATGATTGTTGGGATGAAGGTAAGTCCGTATTACAACATTTAGAAGGAGTAGTTGTGTAGAAATACATAGGTTGGAAAGGTGAAGAAGGGTAGTCGAAAGACTATCCTTTTTTTTTTGTTCATACCTCAGGTCCTCGACCGGTTAGGTGTATTACTTTACTGGGGAGTTTATAGTGTGTGTTAGAATTTCCGACGCGACGGTTCGGACGTATTACTTTACTGGGGTATAATAGGTGTCAAAAAGTGAAGTTTTTGACTTACTTTATTACAACATGTGTCAAGTTTATTGATTTGAAAACTTGACATCCCAGTAATAATTTCCAGTAGGTCCCCGAACTGGAATTCTTGTATTACCCAGTAATATATTTGGATTACCAGGGTCAGAAAAAAAGTAAAATAATTTTTCATAAATGTATTGTAAAACGGAATTTCTTTTTTATATTTGTATTGTCTACTAACCAATAGACCTACACACTATGGACACTTTGTTCACTTCCCAAATCGAAAAAACTCTAAACTCTAATGTGGAGTTTGAGTTCTCCTTGGATTTCCAAGGACAAGTTGAATACATTGAGTCGGAGAACACCGACCAATTTTTGGAGTACGAACTCGTACTTTTGTTTCTTGTTGAAAAGGATTTGATTCCTATCAACGAGAGAACCGAAGGAGTTGTCACCATCGAGAATGGTGTTGTTGAAATTTTCTACAAGACTTGTACCCAAGTCGGTGAAGATTGGAATGATGATGTGTGGGATGAAAAAACTTCCGAACATTCAGTACAAGATTTGTTGGTGTAATAAAACCACCTACTTTAATAAGACCTCCGATTCTGTCGGGGGTTTTTTTATGTCCAAGAATTTTTCTCGACCTGATCGTCCCGTAAAATTACTGGGGTATCGTCAAGTATTACCCAGTAATATTGGGAGCTCTGATCACAGGTGGATTAGGAGGAAAAAAATAATTAATATTTCTTAAAAATAAATTTGGATTATATCCCAGATTAATTTATCTTTGTCATACAATCATTTATTAAACCATAAAAATTAAACAGATGGAAATCGTAGAAAACAATCGGGTTAATCAGTTCTTGGATAGAACTGGTTTAAATTGGAAAGTCCGTACCGAAGGACTTCAAACTTCGTCAGGAATTATTATCCCTGATAAAATTGGTATCGTTCGTGAGGATGATAGTACAATCTTGGGTATTCACTCGAATGGTTATGTGCCATATCAGAATGACCAAATGATGGAACTATTATTCAAAGTATCCCAACAAACTGGACTTGATGTTCATAGAGGTGGTTTGTTCGGTGGTGGACGAAAAGTATTCGTTCAATTAAAATCAAACGACTTAACTTTGGGGACGGATAGAATCGAGGGTTATGTTACTGGGATTAATTCTTTTGATGGTTCGACTTCATTATCGTTCGGACCTAGTTCTAAAACTATCAGTTGTCAAAACACGTTCTTTGGTGTGTACAAGGATTTAGATTCAAAGGTACGTCATACAAAGAATATGGAATTAAAGATAGAAGATATCTGTCGACAAATTGAGGGTGTAGTACAAGAAGAAAAGAATGTGTTCGGTTCTATCGTTAAAATGAGTGAAACTCGTTTCGATGATATTATCAAGGATAGAGTAATCAAATCGTTATTCAATATCGAAAAGAATGTTGATATTAAGGATGTTGATTCATTATCTACCGTGACACAAAATAAATTAAGTAGATTCTATGTTGACCTTAATGGTGAGATTAACGAAAAGGGTGATAACATTTGGGGTTTATTTAGTGGTGTAACAAAATACACAACTCATAGTATGGGTAAAGGTGACAATTCTGAAAATAAGATGTTTGGAACTTACGGAAATCGTGAAAGACAAATCTTTAAGGAACTTGTACATTTAGTGTAAGACATAGGTTAAAGATTATATTGGTGAAACCCTCGGACTTTTAGTTCGGGGGTTTTTTGTTTGGGGAACCCCGTCACACTGTGCGATGGGTCACAAGTTTACTGGGTGTATTACCTGTGCACTGTAGCTGCATAGAAACAGCGCTGAATTTTACTGGGGACATCCCAGTAATTTTCACCTGCGCACAATGCCTGGTCCATGAGTTATTTGTATTACCCCAGTAAACATTAGCCAGATTTGCGCGCGCTGATCAGGAAATTTGCGCTGGCTAACAATTCAACCCAGTAATGTTTAGGGATGATCGGGCTGGAGAAAATTCTTCAAAATAAATTTGGTAAAATAATATTATTGTTTTATCTTTGTCTTACACTAAAACAAAAAGATATGGAGTACAAAGTATTAACAAGTTCATCCCCCGAAGGATTAACCGAAAAAGTAAACAAGTACATTAACGAAGGGTTTATTCCCGTCGGTTCTCATCAAGTTGTAACCCAACGAGAAGTAAATCGTTATAGTGGTTCACAACACATGGACACACTTATTACACAAGAGTATTCTCAAACTTTAATTAAACAAGATTAATATGACAAGGTACGAAGTATTATCACCCGACGGGTTTACGATTGAATTCGATAGACCTTACTACACCTCAAAGGAAAAAGCATTTGAGGCATTTGACAAGTGGAAAGAACGATATCGAAGACAAGGATATTATTCCTCAAACAACGGAAGAATTCCTTTGGAAGAATTAGAAGATTATATGTATATTCGTGAACTTTAAAAATTAAAACTATGAATGTCTTATATTGCCTACTTTTAGGATTCGGAGTTATTGTATTGTTTTCGGTAATGGTTGTATTACTTATTATATCAATTAAAAAATCAATGGAAAATGGAACAGACCCTAACAACATTTAATTTTCATTTAGACACAAAGGTTACGACTTGGTATCGTACAGAATTTGAAATAGAGGCTAACTCATTGGAGGAGGCTAAGAAATTGGCAATCGAGTTCCGTGAAAGAGGAGATAACACGGAATTGCCGTGGGAACATATTGACGAAACTCTTGAAGGTTTAATACCCGAAGAAAATGGTGGAGAACCTACGGAGGAGTTGTATGACGAGGAAGGTAATATAATTTGGGATAATACTAAATCAATTTAAAAATGGAAAATTCAGAAATCATTAATCGTATTACAGACATACTAAAAGTCAACGGATGTTTTAGTATTGGAGAATTAGAAGGTGAGAATAGTATTCTTATCGGAACATTAGGTAACTATGTTGGGCTTGGTGAATATTTCACAGAAGATTATATCGAAGTAAATGTGTACGAACCTCGTTCAAGTAGTTCTGACGCTATCGACACCTACGAAGAAAGTTATTGGGAGTTGAATGAGAATGTGTTGGAAGATGTATTACTTCTATGTGAGCAGTGGGAAGCTGAGTGTATTAGAACAGAAAAACGAATTAGTGATTAGTGTTTATTAGTGTGAACGATTGGGTGGACAGAAATGTTCACCCTTTTTTTTGCGTATTACTTTCAGCGCAAACACAGCCCGGACCAGCGCTGAAGTTTACTGGGGAATCCCAGTAATTATTGGAGCTATGATCTGCAGCGTAATCTGCTGTTGTATTACCCCAGTAAAGTTAGACCAGTGCTGCGCGCATGCGCTAACTCAAAAAAATATTTAAAAATAAATTTGGATTATAAAAGTATTAGTTGTATATTTGTGTACACTAAAAAAACAACACTATGGTAAAAGTTTATTTCGAATTGGATAATGGCAAATATGCTGAACTGGTAGCAATCTTCGACGATGAAGAAACCTACGATGCGTGCCTACCTGCATTGGAAAAATTGTGTAAAAAAAACAATTTTGATTTGGTGACAGAGTCGGTGGATGAAGAAACAACAATTACTCACTACACTAAAAAATAAACAAATGATTTACACTACTAAGGCTCAAGCAAAAAGATTAACAGGGATATCTTATTTAGGTTCCGTTAATATGACGACGAAACATCAGAAGGCATTCAAGTACGATGAATTAACATATAGTTTGTACTTAGCTCCTGCAAAAATGAGCGGTTACGAGGTTTGCCCTATGAGAACAAAAGAATGTACAAAGTTATGTTTGAATGAATCAGGGATGAACACGATGAACATGGAGGACGATAAAATTAATCGTTCACGAATTGCAAAAACTAAATTGTTTTTTGAACACAGGGAATTTTTTGTTAATTGGATGTTTGATGAAATTAAGTCCACAGAATTAAAAGCTAAGAAGTTAGGTTATAAATTTTCGGTTCGTTTGAATAACACATCAGATATAACGCCCGAATCATTTTATATTCATGTAAATGATAAACCCGTTAATATTTTACAATACTTTCAACACATCCAATTCTACGATTATACAAAGGTTCCTAAAAGAATCGAACTACTTAAAAAATATAAGAACTACGATTTAACTTTCTCTTATAGCGGTCACAATTTAAATGAGTGTCACTCAATGTTAAATAAGAATGTAAGGGTGGCGGTTGTTTTTAATAAAGTACCTAAAACATTTTGGGATAGGAAAGTAATCGATGGGGATTTATACGATATGAGGTATAAAGATAAAAAGAATGTAATTGTCGGACTAAAATATAAACGAGTTCGAAATAAGTTAACAAAGAATAAGTTTGTCATACAACTTTAATTTAATGTCCTCACCGAAAGGTGGGGATTTTTTTTGCTGTGCACTGTACCTGCACAGGCCTGAGGCGAAAGTTTACTGGGGTAAATCCCAGTAATGTTTAGCCAGTTTTGCAGATCGTGCGCCGATCAGATCCGTATTACACCCCAGTAATGTTTAGGATTATGCATGACGCCGGCAAATATTTTTTTAAAAAAGTTGAAAATAAATTTGGCAGGTAATAAAAAAGTATTATCTTTGTACTATAATATTAATCACAAAAAAAAATCTATTATGGGAACTCGTTCAACTTACCGCATCATTGAGGAATACTCAACAGGTAAAAAAGTAAAAAAAGTAAAACAGAATGAAATCTGTTTAATCTATCGTCAGTATGATGGATACCCAACAGGTCATCCACTTGAAACCGCTGAATGGTTATCAACAGGAAAAGTCGTTAATGGGTATGGTGCCAACGAAAAGAAATTAGTATTCAACGGAGCTGGTTGTTTAGCCGCTCAACTCATTTGGAAATTAAAAGGTGGCGAAACAGGAAACACCTATGTACAATCTTTGTCAAGTCGTGGAAATTCTTGGGAAGATTATCTTTATGATGTTATCGTTAAAGAAGATTACTCCATTGAGTTTGTTTGTTATGAGAACGACGGAAATAAAACTGAATTGTTTCGTGGTACTCCATCCCAATTTGTTAAAAAATATAAAAAGGAAGAAGTTGAAAAAGCATAAAGTTAGGTTTAATCTCGGAAAGGGAGAGAACTATATGAAATGGAAAATTGAATATAACAACGGCTGGGTGAAATATTATCACCCAGCTGAAGTTCAGTTAATACTAACTGATTGCGTTCTGAAAAACAACAGGACAGCAGCGCAGAAAATATTTACTGGGGAAACCACCAAAGTCGTTTGTGCATATGTTCTTTGTAAAGAAATAGAAATCCTTACAGAAGATTTTGTTCCTGAAACTACCGCACATTTAAAATACAATCCAAGAGTATTGCCATTCTGGAATTTAAACGGACAGAATGCTGACGGAAGTGAGTACAAAGAATTATTTACAATCGATAGTAAACTTTTCATAAAATAATTTGGTATAATAAAATTATTGTAATACCTTTACATTATTAATTAACACTTAAACTAAAAAATCATGGGACTAGACATGTATCTGTACAAAAGAACTTATGTACAAAATTGGGAACACAACCCACCTGAACAACAACACCAAATCGAAGTTAAAAAGAATGGTGTAGTTCGTAACGACATTAAACCAAATCGTATTTGTTACATCACCGAACAGGTGGCGTATTGGAGAAAGTTCAATGCACTTCACGGATGGTTCGTTGAGAATTGTGGTGGTGGTATTGATGAATGTCAAAACATCAATGTTGATGAGGACAAGCTGAAAGAGTTATTTGAAACACTAAAAGAAGTTAGTTCCAACTTTGATAAGGCTAAAGAACTTCTTCCACCAGTACAGGGTTTCTTTTTCGGTGGTGATGAAATTGATGAGTATTACAAAGAAGATGTAAACTCAACTATCAAAATCATTGAGGAGTTATTAGAAGAACACGAACAATCCAAAGAACACGGATTGTACTCTGGTGACTTTGAATACAGAGCTTCTTGGTAAAATAAAATAACGGGGATATTATTTGGAATAATGATATCCCTGTTATATCTTTGTTAAACATAAATCATACAACTATGCCAAATTGGTGCAACAATCACCTTACTATTACAGGTGATAACGAAAACTTGGACAGAATTAAATTTTATCTCGAAGATATCGAGAGTAAGGATAACACATCCCCTGGCATTTTTATGGCTCTTGTTGGTCGTGACAAATCTATTGAGTTAAATGAATACGAACACGGAGGATGGTACGATGCCAACATTAATTACTGGGGTTGTAAGTGGGATGTGTCATACAACGAAGCTAATATCACTTATGATGACGAATCAATAACAATGTCGTTCGATTCAGCTTGGTCACCACCAATAAACTTCATTCAACACTTGGGTAGGTTATTCAATGTGAAGTGTGAGTTATATTATGAAGAACCAGGTTGTGACTTCTGTGGTAAATCTTATTTTGACAATGAGAATGGATTAACCGAAGAAGATTATTCATACAATGAGGGTAGATATCTTTTCGACAAGGAGAACTTCTTTGAATCTATCGACGGCGACATTGACTATTTGTTCGAGAGTGATGAAGATGTAACCTTCGAGTCGGTGAAGGAAATGTTCCATTTTATTACTGGGGAGGAAGACCTTAAAACATTAGAAGAAATTTTTAACGAAGTAAAAGAGATATATGGAAAAGAAACTGAAATGTAAGATGAGCACATTCCAAACCCCATTATCATTTAATGAGTGGGTGGAAAGATATAGAGTATCAAGCCAATATGTTGAACCAACCAAATACTTTACTGGTTATTTGGGAAGTACAATGAACACGAGATATGAGTTCGCACCTGAGGTGAGCCAGGATGGGGACAAGTTTACTGGGATTTTAAACAAATTAAAAACAAAAATAAAATGGGTAGAGAAAATCGTTTAACGGGAGGAGTATTCACCGAGATAGTGGGTACCCGAGATAGAATTAGTTCGTACGATCGGTTCCTTAATGTGGACATCGATTTAAGTATTCCTCACACTGATGAGCTGGTGAAGTACTGTAATCAGTATAAGAACAGCATCCGTATGATGAAGACCAACTTCGAGATGTTAGCCAAGTTAGAAGAAATCATTATGCAACTCCGTTCTAAGGAATCGGTTGCTGATGAAATCAAACTGTCTTTGGTTCGTGAGTACATCTACGCTCGAGCTCTATTCTATAGAGAGGGTAAAGGCACTAAGGACATCAGGGTCATCGTCGGGAAGACGGATGTGCACGGGACGGACATTGATTTACTGGGTAACAGTGTAGAGTTTATGGAGTTAGCTAAGGAGAAGTTACTTAAAGTGATGGACCTTGAGATTAACGAGAATGTTAAAGTTCTAAAAAATATTCTAGGATAATTTGGAATATTCGAAAATAATATCTAATTTCGTATTACACTAAAACTATTAATCATATGAACTATGGTCAAGAATTATTAAAACTCCGTGATAGTATTCACCGAGATATCGTCCACAGAACCGTTAAACTTAACGGAGGGGATGATTTTGAATTAGAATTAACCAGCCCATTCTCAGTGTGGTTTACCCAAAACTTCGACGACGACTACCAAGTTAAAGTAGTTGTTATTGGAATATGTGGAACCACAGGTGAGTTAATCACCAAAGGTATTACAGGAGATGGTTACCACGACTTAGGTTATAACGACCTTACAATGGAACACTTAGTTTATTTACACAGACAAATCGAAACAGAATCATTCACAATAAATGTAATTTAAAATGGAAAAAATTTATTTAGGCTCGGAAGTTATGGTATCGGACCCTTGTTACACTGTCCCTACCTGGTGTCAGCATAAGTTGACAGATGTATTACCTGGTGAGTATTCCTCCACAGCATTCAAATCGGATGAGACCGGTGGTTGGGGTACAAGATGTGCAGCACTTGTTGCTGTCCACAAGGATTATGTGGAGGACGATTTGTCTTGGAGAACAGTTACCGCAGCAGATATCGGTGTTGACTCAGGTCAGTGTGGGATATTTGATATGGAGTCCTATAGGAATGATTCCATTGCTGATGAGATAACAGCACCTAAGATGGACTTTATGTTACCGTGTGAGGGTGAGGGAGATAAGTGGTATGAGAAGATGTGCAGATTAACCTTGTCAAGCCAACAGTGGGGTTCATATAATACTGGGGTAGTATCGTCTTCAGGTTATGGAGATGGTTCCTACCGACTTCTTGTGGCTAAGCACAATGGAAAGATAGTGGGAATAGCTATCGATTACTTAATATTCAAACTGAAGTCAATTGACTTCAATATGATTAAAACTGAAGAATTTGTTTAAGGGTTTGTTATTAACCCTTAAACACCGTACCTTTGCGGAATTATCAAATAAAAAGCAAATGAAAAAGATTCACAGTAGAATTCAATTATCACCTAGTGGTAAACATTGGGAACGATGGGAGTCGACCGACAGAATCAATTGGAGGATTACACACAAAAGAATGTCTTTGGACGAAGCTCTTAAGAAACAGCACGGTGTAATCCTCCAAAATCACAAAAATCTTCTGACCGACATCCTCAGGAAGGAGAAGATGGGATAACATTACTGGGGAATAAACAACATCATATGAAGAAGTTTTTAAAAGATTTAGAGTGGAAGTGGGATTACTACTTCGTGATATTCCTGTTCAACCCGAACAAGGTACATAGGTATGATGCCTATATGACCAAGAAGTGGGGAGATAGATATCTCAACAGTGGGACCTGATCAGGGACTCGGAACATTACTGGGATAAAATATTTTTTTGACAGGATTTTTTTATTTGGATATTATTTGTTATATTTTATATATAAACTTAAAATAGTCACAAATGAAAAAAACAACATCCCGTCGCACCACAGTAACTACGTATGTTCCTGTCGCCGACAACATCTATCATGATGGTTCATCTTACCGTGTACGTGTAAGTGTTAATGGTACTAAGTACTCTAAGAATTTCTCTAGTAAGAGAAAGGCCGTACAGTTCCGTAACGAGTTAATGGGACGATAGTCTTATTACACATGTATTACTAAGAGGTTCCACCACCATGGAACCTTTTTTTTTATATTTATATCTATGGGAAAAATATTAGACAAATCAGATTTCGAGAGATTCGTAAAGTCTCTGAGGGGTCCGTTGAACACAATAAACGGTGAGATTTATTATACATTACCTGAAACTTTCAGTACATTTGGTGCTTACTTGAACATCGTAATACGTGAGACTCAGGTCCAACCAGATATAATATTCAAGTTGATGACCGAAATCGCGGAGAAGTTCAAGCCCATGTATGACGAGTACATGGATGGGAATAGTAATGAGATGGGTGAAACCACGGTGAGGATCAGTGACCTATTATTTACTGGGGGAATGAATGAATTCATTGGATTTAACTTAAACAGTGCAATGGACACTGTATTACCCGTGGAGATACTTCAATGGACAAAAGAAGTTCGTAAAGTAAAGACTCTGATGACGTTTCTTAAGGACCCCGTGGGATTTAGATCTGTAATGGAACTCGACGACACCACCTTGGAAAGAATTAATAGAGGTCTGAGACAACTCCAATCCCAAAAGAATACTCCACATAACCTTCAGGTTCATCTTGACTTCGTCGAGGAGGGAACCTTTACAATACCAGATGAAATCAATACGAGTATGGGAGATGATGGTGAATTAAAACAAATCAAGGTATATTATAAATTCCCCAAAAATGTTAAACTTAATTTCAAATGTGATGCAAGAAGCCACAACAAGATTACTGGGGAAGTAGACTTCGATTTTATGCCAATCTATATAGAGTACCCAAAACTTTCTGAAGATTATGCAGTACCTAAAAAAGAACTATTAGAAACACTATTAACAGAAAGAATAAAATACATACTTAAATCAAATGATTTAGTTCCTGTTCGTTTTTCAAGTAACTTAGATAAGTTCAACTTTATTTTTAAATGGACATAGAGTATTACTTACGGGGGACCTTCGGTCCCCCTTCATCCTTTCCTTGTAAGACATATATTGTACTATACTAAGAACCCTTCGGAAAATCCCTAAGGGTTTTTTTAATTTCCATAGGATTATTCTAAGATTCTCCTGAAGGGGACCGAAGGTCCCCGTATAATCTGCCAAACAATATTGGTCTCCCCAGTAATGTTAATGTTGTTTGGCAAACCATTTTCTACTTCACCCCAGTAATGTTTGTATTACGGTTCAGGGATTATAGACGTATCACATCAGGACCGTATAAAAGTATTATAAGTATACTCGGGGACCTTCGGTCCCCTTCATCCCGTATTACGAATGTTTCATTATACGGGGGACCTTCGGTCCCCCTTCAGGGTTCCACGTGGAACCTAATGTATGACAGATTAATATAATATATAAAGGGTTATACTAAGACACTTGTATGACATCCTGAAGGGAGGACTCGAAGAGTCCGACCGTAATAATATAATGATATTAGGGGTATATTCTGGTAGAAAAAATAAAATGGTCTGTGATTCGCTCACGGGTCAATCCCAGGGTATATTCCTAGTAAGTGGGAGAAAGTGGGGAATTGTGGATAAATTATACTAGAACCCAAATATGGGATAGAAAAAGATAGTTTTAGATATATTAATTGATCACGATAAAACAGACAGGAAAAAGTGGGGTTTTTAGTGGTATAAACAGGAAAAAATTCGGGGTAAAATAAAACCCCTATGGAGGGGTTCTGAGGGGTAATTTTATAGGGGGTAATTGTACGGTCGGAGACTCTCGTCTCCTCCCTTCAGGGTAAAAGTGTTCACAAAATACCTATGTTCACGTTCCGTGAACGGTAGAGATTAGTGAACATATTATACTTGTTCCATAAATTTTTTCTCCTTACCTTTTTTCATTCTACCTTCTTTACTATTAGACTTTACATCTAATCCTAAGGTATGTGTTATATTAAATGCTCCTACAATATCAGCATCTCTATCCATATCAAAGTCCTTACAATTCAAATTAATACATCTGAATTTTGTTTTATCTTTATCGTTTCTATTCAATGGTTCAGAAACCTTACAAGTGGGACAGGTATTAGAAGTATTCTTAGGGTCTACCCATAATATGGTTATCCCAAGTTCTTTTGCTTTATATACTATATAAGTTTGTAGTTGGTAGTATGCCCAACTCTTCATGAAGTAATCCTTAGAGTTAGTTGTTATTCCTGTTAAATCTTCCATATGGATAACACCAACATTATACTCGTTAGCAATCCTGATAACTTCTCGAGAGATAGTATGATTTATTAATTGACTCCAATTCTTTTCCTTATCTCTTAAATCTTCCAAAGACTTCAACTTTCTATTTCTACCGTGACCACCTTTAGAATACTTTAAAGATTCCTGTAGGGATTTTCTATGTTTATAGAATTTCATCCTTTCATGTTGTATCTTTAATCCTATATTAATCTGTCGTGGTTGATGTTTTTCATTGGAAATATAAATGGATACGGGTCTATTAATACCTAAGTCTATACCCATTACCTTATTAACATCCATTTCGGGTTTAATACTATCTGGTTGTTTATAGGTAATCAATAGATATAAATCATTATCTTCTATTTTGAAGTTACTATCACATAGTTTATATTCACTATTGAGTATTCTATCTACAATAATTCTATTATTACTTCTATCTTTTCCGAAGAATAAGGATAATTCAACTTTTTTATGTATCTTTCTTTCTTCCCCCGATAATGGGAATTGTATGTAGTATCTATCTCCCTCGGCGTATATTGCGTTCGTTATACCAGTTTCTTTATCATTATTGGCTGAAAATGGAATGGATAGATTAGATTTTCTAAATGATGGAATGGATACTTTCCCTTTAAGGATATCATAGAAGTTATCACTTATGGTCTTATATATAACAGAATTGAAACATGTCCTTACTTGAGAAGATATATATGGGAATTTTGTTAGTAGTTGATACCCCGAATTCCTTATGGATGTACCAAGTGAATCTTGTAGTATCTTAATTGCATCACCCTTGGAAATATTATTTGTACCCTTTAACCTGTCAATTTCATATTGATTGCACACATGAAGTCTTATAACCTCATTTCCCACTTGGGTCAAATCATCTGCAACCTTCTTAATGTAGTTGTAGACCTTTGTTCTATCCTTTGCAGTTTCACCAACCGCAATCAATTTAATCTTCCTTGTTTTAATGGACATGGTTATTTTGTTTATATTATTGGAAATAATAATCTTTAAGTCGTGAGACTTCGTGTTGTATATTACCTTTTAATAACCAATTCGTTGTTTATACCTTAATATGTAAAGTATGGAATGGGATGTTGTATATATCTTCATTTATGTGGTGGTTGTATATACCTTTCAATCGTTTGTTGTATAAACCTTTCAAAGTAATGGTATTCACAACCAAATCATTAATGACATGAGAGCTATACCGGTTGTATATACCTTTTAAAGTAGGGGTATTCACAACCGGGTCGTAGTCATTTAGACAGTCACTCTGTTGTATAAACCTTTCAAAGTAATGGTATTCACAACCTATCCATATACAACCTTCTATGTTACAATGAGTTGTGAACAATATTTTTAAAAAATAAAAGGTATTGAGTGAGTGAGAAATTAATCTCCACGGATAAATCCACATTCTGTTTATTCAGAATTCACTATGTGCCAAACAACTGGCACCATCTTCTATTAAGAAGATGAAATAATATTTCCAATAATGTCAATGAACTAATTTCTTTTACAAAGATAAGATATCTTTATTACAATTCCAAACTTATCTTAATATTCTTTCAATAAAGTTCTTAATTGGATTCTTTTTCTTTGTTAACTCCCCTGCTAATTGAATAATATACTCCTGATAGAGTTGTTCATCAAAGACATTCACCACCATGGACCGATTTAACTCCATTAGGTCCCTAATTGTTAAATCATATACGTCTCTCTTCATAATCACCGTGTCATTATAGAACTTATAGGTGATGGTTACAGGTGTGGTCTTATGGATATCATCCATGAATGGTTTCTTTCTTCTCATACCACAAATATATGTTATATTCTAGTATATTCCAAATATATTTTAAATTAGACCTCCGGAATCCCCGTTCGCAGTTATATTTTAAATTGGACACTCTTAAATTAGGGTCTTTACTATTCTTACCTTCTTCTTGGGACTATAGAAATAATCCTTTAGTATTTGATTGGGTATTTCTGTTATCCCCACAGAATTCATAATCTCCATTAACAAATCCAAGTTATGTTCCATAAACACATCCTCGTAATAGTAAATCTTACCCCTATGATATTGCATTAAATCCTCCGATTGGTCTGCTAATGCCTTAATATACTCCGTGGGTATGTTTGTTAAGTCGTATTCCCTTCTATTGTGCCAACTTTTAAAGTTATCCCCTTTATATGAATGTGCTGCGTGACTCTCCGCCTGTTCCCACTTATTTCTTCTATCCATCACAATAACCTTATCAAAGGTCTGATACACCCAATCATATGGGAAAACCTTATGGTTAACCGTATTATTTAATAACTCCTTTACAAGAACATTGGGGGCGTTTTCAATAAGATTCATCTCATGCCCTCTTTGAAATCGACCGAATGGTTCATTTAAACATGTGTAGTATCTTGGTAGACATAAACTCATCATATCAAATAGTGAGGTTGTTCCAGATCTACCTATGGATGATATTATACATATCTTCATATACGTTGGGTTAACTCTTGTAGAATGTACGAGAACTTATATCCTGCGAATGCACCAAGTGCTGATGGGATGGGGAACACTATGAGTTTACCTAAGTCCGTGACGTATTTTGGTCTATTGACAATCCTCCCCATGAAGAAATAGTATATCAGATATCCAAATAATACCATGAGGTCGGCTCTAGTTGCGATGAATACCACAATGGTTGCACCAAGGAATCCAAATATAAAGTTATCCCTTACTCCTTCCCATACTTCCATGGTGGATGCCTCATTCCATTCCTTTACAATCTTTGCAAAGGGTTTCTTTCTTTTAATCATTATCTATTTTTTGATGATACCAAATCTACAATTGTTTCGTTTAAATTTTTAATCTTTTCGTTTAAATTATCGATAACTAAATCTTTTTGTTTAATAATTTCTTCTAAGATAGTGGTTTTATTATATGCTAAATCATATGTGGTATATACTGTTTTATCCATTATGTGAAATCTACTTTTCTTGAGGTCAGTATTTAATTTTGAAGTAGATTTAAAACCCATATACTTCTCTATCTTTTCCTGACCTGTCCCATATAAAAATAATTCTTCATATGTAACTAATATACCAACACCTATATTCCTTATTACGTCGTTGGATTCATCATAACCTATTTTTTTACTCCAAATTTCTCTATGGTGTTTTCTCAAAAAGGCTTCATCTATAATATATTTTTCCTTACCCTTCGGGTGATATTTTTGTTTTTCTTCTGCCCACACATTACTCTCAGCGGTTAGTATTGTATTTTCCCTAATTAACCTTATTACGTAATCGTATCCATCGGTGATAAAATCTGATGATAAATCTCCTTTAATAGATGATGGGTGTCTTTTAATAATATAGTCATCGACCACCGAAGTGTCCTTATTTTCATTTTCGTAAATGGTTTTTAAGTTAAATTCCTCACCTAACCAATCTATTAATGAATGTGAACCACATCTCCCCTTTGCAATTATTAGAATTTTCATATAATTTTTTTATCTCTTTTTTGTGATGTGGTCGATTATCATTACAATAATAGTCAATCCTATTACAATTGTAAATGATATCATGACAGGAAATATTGTTCCCATATTAATTCCAGTAGTTGTGATGATGTCTGAAGAACTCTGGGTTCTTTCTGTTTATGTAACTCTTAATCATTATCTTGAACATCCATAATACCCCTTTAGATTTAAATCTTCTGGATGACGTATATGTTCCTTCTATGTTTACCACCTTAAAGTTTTTTGATTTTACCTTCTGTGATATTGAATAATCCTCGGCGAATAGTTCTTGTGGGTTATATCCCCCAACTTCCCAATAGGATTCCGTCTTCCATAGTTGGAATCCTCCCACGGCGAATGGTGAACCGATTAAAGTAGATAGAGATTGAAACATATCAAATACCCTGAATACCCATCTGTAGGGTTTGTCCGTATGGAACAGTACCGTTACCAAATCCTTCTTATGAGATAAACACTCCTCAATAATCTTTGGATTGGTTAATAAGATGTCCGCATCCAAGAATAACATATACGGAGTCGTTACCAACATACTTCCATTTAATCTTCCTTCTGCCGGATATCCTCCCTTGATTACCGTAATCTTTAATAAGTGTTTGAACTCTAATTGTGCTTTCTTAATCCATATTATGGAGTCATTATCATCCGATACATCTGCAATGATTACTCTTACCCCATCGATATGGTTCTGTCTTGATATGTATTGAATGCAGTTATATAATACTATCCCCTCATTCTTGGATGGAATGACTATTGTTAACCTCTTACTTAATGACCGTATATTCATCGTTGTTGTATATTATATAACTATTGTTTTCAATCCAATCCCCGCAGTTCATGTATCTTATACCATCAATCATTCTATCCTCAGGATGGTGAATGTGTCCAGATATCACGGTTGTGCATCGATGTTTCTTGGCTTGTCTGGTTAACTCCACCTCATATTGTGTGATAAACTTTACCGCCTCCTTAACCTTATTCTTTAAAAACTTGGATAGTGATCTCTTCATCCCCAACTTCTTTAAAAATCTATCAATGGATATTGCTGCGTCATATCCAACCGACCCAAGAATACCCAACCATTTCAATTTAACCACACCATCATATAAATCACCATGAGTAATAAAGGTATTCTTCCATACATACTCATTATGAATCTCCACGTTTCCAAAAGAGAATTCACCATATTCCCTTAGAAATTCATCATGATTCCCCGGTATGTATATTACCTTTGTCCCATTCTTTGAATGTGATAATATCTTTCTTAACACATTGGTATGTGATTGGGGCCAACGGAACTTCCTTTTCAGTAACCATCCGTCAATTATATCCCCAACTAAGAATAGATATTCGGGTTGGTATTGTTTGAGAATGTTTAGGACCTCATTTGCGTTGGAACCTTTTGAACCCAGATGAACATCTGAGATAAATAATGCTTGTATTTTCATCCTCATAAATAGTTCTTTAGAACCATAACTTTGATTATCAAACCATTATATTCAGAACCCGTAAGTGTTGTTCAATTACTTCCTCAGTTAAATCACTTTCAGACATAACCGTTAATTTTACCCCATTAAATAATGGTGAGTCAATTTTATAAAAAATGACTTCTCCCTCTGGATCTAATACAATTTGTTGTTGAACCAAATAAGGTCCTATAATTCTTTCTCTCATAAATAATAATTATCCTTAACTTCCGAGATTGTCACGTTTTTACTTCCGAGATTGTCACGTTTTTACTTCCGACTTTGTCATTTATATTATATCAAGGAAGTTCCACATTGGGTGGTCGGGAAATATTCTATTACCTTCTACCGTATCTCCATCCTCAATATGTCTAAACATCATATGTTTGTATGGTTGAGAACTAATTGGGTCAAACATAATTGAGGACACATCAGAGAAAACAAAATCATCTGTGTTATAATATTCAGGGTAACTTTCGTCTATTGGTAGGTTAGGATTTACATTACGATAATTCATTCCTACTCTACCCCTCCACCTTAGAAACCCCCTATTCCACAAACTACGTCTTATTCTATCAATATATGGATTTACCGTAACATTACTACGAGCATCTTCCCATCCACGAATATAACATTCCATTTCTTGTAATGTCGCACCTCTCAAATCTTGAGGTAACAAATTCCAATGACGATGTGATAAATTGAATGGTGGATTTTGTTGTGTTGGTAATGTATACTCATCACTGTATGTGTATCCTTTAAGTAGTTTAAAAGGTTTTATCATATACTATTTAATTGTCTACCTGCAGCCGATGGTGTGGCTAGATAATCTTTATAACTCATAGCAATGGTAAATTCCGTTTCTTGTACCCAATATTCAAAATGGTTTGCAAACATTCTTGTTACGGTACAATAATATCCACGTAAAATAAATGAGGAACCAATCTGTAATCGACATCTATCTTTATATTTGTTCTTTTGAAAGAACTTAAACTCGCTTACCATGCATTTAATAATTTAGCAATTCCGAGAATTACACCAATAGTTAATGAACCAGCAATAAAAATAATACCTAAGATTTCACCATTAAAATTAGCCTCTTGAAAAAACATCTTTATCTTCATCCACCACTTCGGGTTAACTGTTGTTACTGATGTTGTTTGGAATAATCTTATAGGGTTATCATTTAGATCTCTTAAATCGTTAGTCATTTGTAGTCTTCTTAGGATATCTTGGTGTCTCTCGGGCGTGCCAAACCGACCTCTTGGTATTTCCCTTCTAACATTATCAAGAAGATTATGATTTGTGTGATATAACATTCTTCTATTCATATGACCTTCGGGAGTATCGTCATTGAGTGATGCGGTGGCATAAGTTTCTCCATCCATTACATTTAATGTTCCAACATAACCCCTGAAAAAAACGAACTTAGTCATTACTTAATATTTGAAGTATAAAATGTATTTGTAGATACTGTACCTGTCGTTGTAAAAGTTCCACCCATACCACCCGTAGTATAAGTTATTCCGTTTGGATTTGATGTTGTTAAACTAAAACCCGTTGATGAACCACTAATTGTTCCACTGAATGGAATCGTATATGTGCCAGTACCCGGTGTTGTTGTTATAGTATATGGTTGTGGAACAATATAACCCGGATTAGTAATCCATGTTGGTTGGTAGTTAGTACCACTCCAAGTTGGTAATCTATTTATTTCATTTATTCTATTGATTTCATCCCAATTAATTCCTATCGATTGGTTATCAACGTACCCTCTGAAAAATTTGAATTCTCTCATACATTTTTTTAATTTAAAACTTACCCCATTGGGATTTATGTTTATTCTCTTCAGCAATTTTAAACCCCAACAAGATTTCTTGTAGGATTTTTTTAAATTTAATTATTAACTTGTTCATATTATTTACCTCTATTATTTTTTTTAATCTGAGTGGTCTTCACTGGTTTAGGTTGTGTGGTTGGAGTTTTTTTATCTCCTTTCTTCACTTGGTTTGGTTTTGGTGAACCAAAAAATTTTGATGTCATATTAATTGTTTTATATTTTACATTTGAAATATTTCATGTTCTTTCATTCCATTTTCCTTTCTTTTATCTTGAATAACATCTTGAAAATCTTCTTCAAATTCCTCAACGTCATCGATACCATAGATTACAAAGTAACTGGTGAATTGGTCAGAACTTCTAACCATAACACTACCAACACCAAGAATTCTCATCCAAAAAGGTCTTTCCATCATTACAGATTTAATTCTATGGAAATACACTTCTCTTGTGGTAACAGAAAATACACCACGACTTTCTACAATACGGTCGTCATAGATATCGTAGGTCCAACATGCATAATCTAAAATCTTATAGATTGGTATTAGTGCAACAAGTGCAATCCAATAAAATTCTGTTGATACTGCGGCAGATACTGCAAATCCACCAATAAATACCCAAAGAATGTTTATTAATTGGGATGGTCTAACTGTGAAATCAGGAGTCATTTTATTTAATTTTAGTAATTCTTACGTTGTTCATGGTGGTTTGTCTATCATCCTCACCAATTAATATATCTACTCTATTCTTATACCTTTTGTTCATTACATCTTTAACGGTATAAACTCCGTTATATTTTCCCGCACTTTTAATTCTAACCTTAGTACCAAACGGCCATTTCTTTTTTAAATCCCTTGAAACCGCAATGATTCTGTGTTTTTTTGGATTAGCAGTATCAATCTTAAATCCCGATGCTGTTATGTGAGGAGTTGAGTCAGTTTCTCCTACGCTTGCAGAATAGGTTGTAAGGGTAACTGTCTCATAACTAATTGATTTAGTTATCTTTATCGGATAATTAAATCTACTTGGAGCTTCTGCAGTTTTTATAACCAATGGTGACATTGATAATAAAAAGGTCAATATTGATGTATTCATACCACAAATATACGAATTATATTTTGAATATCCAAAAATATTACTATTATTTTTAAGAAACTAAGATTCAAATCTTAAAAATCTTATTGTAAGTAAATCGGATGTGATATCAAATCCCCAACCATCATCATATTGTGTGTTAGTATCATGAAATCTTCCGTTTGGTCCGGTTATCGATAACACAGGAACACAAAATCTGTTTGGGAATCTACTTAAGAATTCATGTATCCCATTGCTTTGGGTTTCGACAATATCGTATGTGTAACCATCTAATGGTAACATACATGTCCATGACCAAGAAGGACTATCATCATCTAAGGTTTCGATATCCATATCTTCGATTGGATAATCTTCGTCCTCTTCATTACCAACAAAAAATTTAAACGATTTAACCATATGAATTAATTACCGATTAAATAGATTTCTTTAATTGATTTACCTTTTAATTCTGTGCGATAAAGATAAAATTCAGATTCAGAAGATCTTAAATTCTTCATCTTTTTTTCGGCTTGTTCTAAAGTTTCACACTCAATAATTTCTTCACCAACTTCGATATGATATTTAATTTTAATTTTAATTTCCATGTTTTATAATTCTTGTTTTAATAATTTTTCCCATTTAGAATAATCTATTTGGATGTCTATTGGTTCTTCATCATAATTGTCCCAAGATGTTAAATGCCAATGGTTACAATCTGAACAATGGTAGTATCGTACTTCTTTTCTCCATCGTTTACTTTGTTTAAAACGAATGTAGTTTAAGACCGTCTTAACTTCCTTTTTTCCAAATTTTATTTTTTGACATTGTTCCATTTTAAATTACTTTGAAATGTACTCTGTGTATTGTTCCTTCAACCATTGGAGATAAACACATTTTTCGTATTGTTCATCCTCAACATAATATTCAAGAAGGTAATTAACGTTACTAATAAATGTTTCGTCAAATTCTAACTGCTCAACATTAACGTAATGTTCATAAACGGCGTCAATGTGTTCGTCATAAGTTTTACCTGGTCTTCTTGGAATAGAAAAGAAACTCTCGATTCCGTTTGTTATCATGAACTCAGTAATATTCATAACCTCTTCAAATAAACCAAACGACCTCACACCTCTAACATTACGAACTTCAAACATATCAGTTTTAACTCTACTTTTCTTCATAAAATCATCCAATTCTTTTCTTCTATCATCACTTAACCCCTCCCTCATATCTTTTAACATAGCCCTAAATTTTTTCATAAACTTTTTAGGGTCATTAAAATCTTCTTCACTAAATTCAAAATGTTTGTTCATCTTTTATATTTTGTTTACATGCAAATATACAATAATATTTTGTATATTCCAAAAAAAAACCCTGAAATTTATTCAGGGTTGTTATCTATTGGTTTAATATTAATTGTTTCAGGTGGATATTCTTTTTCAAAATATGACATTCTTTCAGACACTTTACCATATTCAACAAATGGTTCAATAATATCATTATACATGTCATGTAAGTTATCTAAATCTGTTTGTAAATTATCTATATCATTTACTAAGTGGTCAAATTTGTAAAATTCGTCACTATAACGTCCACCATTCTCATATTCCTGTTCGTCGAACGAATCTCTAATATCCCAATATTTGTTATTTTTTGCTCTATAAACTTCATGTAGTTTAGAACAATCTTGAACGATTTTAGAATACTTTGCAGGTTCTTCAAGAATATTACCAATATTGATTGTTTTTAAAAAACCAATTAGTTTACTCATAGATTTCTTACCCTCGATAACATCTTTCGTTATAGACTCAATATGAGATGGTAGTTCACTCAAATCATAAAATACGGTTTGTTCAACCAATTTACTAAACTGTGCTTCTGTTAAAATAACCTTTTTCATATTAATAAATACTACTCAATGGTTAAATCTTCAATCGATTCTATAACCAATCTATCAGATGGGTACTGAGCCACAAGTTCAAAATGAGTTTCTCGTGATCCATACTCCCCAATTACATTTACTTTCTTATGAAATCTAGTCGCACATGTGGAATCGGGGTGTACCGTATCAGCAAGAACCGTTACTTCTCTTAATTCACTACCGATAATTAAAAAACAATTATATCTTTTCATATTAATCTTTTGAATTTCCGTGAATATAGAATATCAAACCAAACATAAAGGTTAAAAAATATCTATAAAATTCAACAGGTTGATTAAATTTAAACTGTTGGGTAATGTAAGATCCTAAAATAAGGGCTGACATTAAACTTAAAAATCTTGCAAATCCTTTGGGAAATCTATCCATATTATTCTGTTATTTCGGTTGCGTAATCACCAACTCTTATTTCTAATTTATCGATACCTCCATCGAATTCGTACCAAGCATCGTTTATGTCTCCGTCATTGTACATATCCCATTCACTTGGTGCCACTTCTTCCTCTTCTTCAGTTAAAGGTTCACTCCATTCCAAATCATAAAAACTTGTATCTCCGTCTCTTGTTTCAATTAATTCCAAACCATTAAAATCTTTATGATTCATCTCCGAAATGTTCTTGGTTTTCAATAGTTTAACCAATTGAAAAACGTCCATTTCGGTTGTTTTAAGTTCCCCACTTCTCCAATTGATGTCTGCGGTAAGTGAATAATCTTTACCCTCCCATTCACCACTTACATAAAGTGTTTCACTTAAGCATTTTCTACCAAATGATAATGTAATAATCAAATCTTCGGCGTTCATATAGTCTCTTAATTCTCTAATCACCAATGGGTATTGTGTTGGTTTTTTAGACATGATTTAAATTTTGATGTAACTAATTCCTCCTTGAGTTCCCTTCAAGGAGTTGCTATATTTTTGTTCTGCGTTGTCCCTTCTAATTAACTTACCATTCTTGTGATAGATAGCCCATTTCCATTCTTTGGTGGGTTTATAACCCGGTCCTTTCCAATGTGGATGTGCACCTTTCTCATATTTTTCTAACTTATCGATTACCGCCTCCAAAACATATTCATCCGACACCTCCAAGTATTTCATACCAGGATATATCTTATCTCTTTTAGGACAATTATACATTACTGCATAACTACAATCTAAAGATATGTCTAAATCTTCGTTACTTCTTGCACTAATTAATATTGCAAGTTGGTCACCAGATGTGTCGACTGTCTTTTTAATTTCTCTTGGGAGATACTCGATTAATTTACTAATGTTACCACGGTATTCTCTAACCGCCTCTTGTCTTGTTTCGAATATCTTATCGGGTATTCTACCATCTAAGAGTTCTACTTTGTATTGTTTGTTTGTTATCATGATTTATAAAGTCTATTGTGATTGTATAATGCAACAGGGTTTTCCTCCGCAATAATTCCATATTCTTTCATCACATTTTCATATATGACGTTCTTATCTTCATTAATGTACTTACCAATGATGTTTACAAAACCATAGTTTGATTCATCAACTTCATCTTGTTGTGTACCGGGTAATCCACAATATAACGCTTCACCAACTTCGCTGATGAACATTCCAGAATAGAATCCCTTCAATCCGAACACATTAACAAACTTATCGGCATTACACCAAATAAAGACACTGTTGTCCTTTTCTTTTAAAAGTGATACCGTTGATTGGTCAATAATATAACCACCGTATTTTGCACCACAGTTATCAAATTGACCTATTGAAAATAAACCTCCAGGACTGCCGTGTCCCATCATCATAACTCGGTCATGTTCTTTTATAAGATTCATAACGTCCATCTTACTACAACCACCTTTAACAACAGTTTTATTTGGGATGTCCCTATAAACTATGTCAAGAAACGTAGTGGACTCATCGGCCGGATGTACTATTAAAGTTTTCATTACTCTATTTTTGATTTGATTTCTTCGAATACCCCATCTGCAACTTCTCTATATTCATCATACTGTTTGTATCTATCGGCAAATGTTTCCAATGAATGAATGATAGTTGTGTGGTCTCTGTTTAAAATTTTACCGATGTGTTTTAAGGTGTGACCAAACTCTCTTTTCATAACCGCAACAAAAATAAATCTGGCGTCGATTACTTCTCTATCTCTAACTCTTGATAGTATTTGGGAGGCAGTGACGCAGCAATTCTTAGCAACTATATCAAGTATTTCCTCTTTTGTAATTCTATCCCTTTTAAACCTTCTTAATTTTTTATACTCCTCGTTATTTTTAATACCGGGATAAACGTAGGGACTGATGTTCTCTAACATGTTTTATTGTTTTAGATTACAAATATATTCTAATTTTTAGAATATTCCAAAAATATTTTAGAAATTCCCAAATAAAAATTGGTAAACCACTTCGGGGATTTTGGTACAAATAGATTGTATACCTTGATTGTCAGTACATTCGATATGAGGTAAATTTTTAATATATTCTCTCATATATTTTGGAGCTCTGTTTAATCTACCAACGATATAGTCTCTTGGGTATAGTTTTTCAGATTCATAAAACCCTTCTGAAACAACTCTTTGATATTGGGATTCTGTTACAATTACTTTCATACTTATAAATATTACCCTCTTGGTGTTTCTGTACTTGGTCCTCCATTTCTAATATAATAACTTTCTCTGTTATGTTCAATAGTTTCGGGGATTGAGTTAGTTTCTCCAGTGGAATTCCACATCATTCTAGTCAATATCGAATCTTCTTGTGGTTCCTGAGCATTTTCACTATCCTCATATTCCGCTTCTTCAGATCTTTCTTCTAACATTTCTTCTGTTGGTTCGTTTTCTCTTCTGATAGCGGCACCAATCCTGTCACTCAATCGTCTTTCGGGTTGTTCCGTTGGTTCATAAAGTGCTCCACTCTTAAATAACCCATTATGTTTTAAAAGAATATCTTCTTTAGTTCTTTGGTCATCATCTAATAGGTATCTATTTGTTTTGGCATTTTTAGCCATAGATGTCTCACTAATTATTTTTCTTAACTCATCGTTTAATTCAGTTTGTAATGAATCAACACGAGTATCTTTTTGATTCCAAAATGAAAACTCTTGGTCATTTTTATCTAATGAATAAAAACTGGCAACTTTATACCCTGTCTTTTTATTAATACAATAAATTAAAACACCTTTAGAACTATACTTAATAAAATATTCGGAATTGTTTGATTGGGTTGTACACCATTTTGTGTTAGAACCATATTTTTTGGATGCTAAGTATGTTAATGGTCTAAGTAATAACCACTCATCATCTTCGTAAACTTTAATGATTTGGTTTTCCATATCCTTAGTCTCTACCTTCATGTCGGCTATACTAACCGCATTAACAATGTCCTCAAACTTTTTGTATCTACTTAAATCGTTTTGGTCAATAAGACATCTCTCATTGTAATCACAGAATTTTTTAAAATTTACCAAATCTTGAACGTTAAAAAAACTATCAACAAATTTATACAACAACATTAATTGAATCTCACTAAATCCATTCAACTTTTCTATACTGATAAATGTAAATTCATTAGTTAGTGTCTCTTTAATTTCTTTAGTATGTTCTTTTAAATTTGGCGTGCCTTTCATTAATTTAAGTAACAAATCCGTGTACTTAGATTTTCCCTCGGGACTAAATAATTCAAGTACAGTAACCAAATTTAAACTGTTATCAGGATTGGTTTTTAATTCTTTAATTTTTGACATTATTTTGTATTTTATTTTATTTTATATAAATAAATTCTGATTTTTTATATTTTTTTCTATCAATATCCGATTGATTCCAATTTTTAATTATTTCTTCCGCTTGGTCTTTATTTTGAAATGGATAATCTCCAGATATCCATACTTTAAACGGCAACGGAAAATAATTTGTTTTATACCATACTTTTTTTTGTGGTAAAAAATATTGGTACTCGTCTTGAAACCAAGTTTCAATACGATATTTCGGCTTCGCCTCTAATGTTGTCACTCCCAACAACATTATTAATATAATTAACTTTTTCATTTTAATATTTGTTTTTTAGTGATTTACCTAAATGTGCACGACCTTTAATTGTTCCATTAAAGTTGTCCTCTTCAATATTTCTATCAACAATCAATGAAGTACTATTAAGACTTACCATCTCTTGAAGTGTTTTTTTTGCAATTGACCCAGCATACTTTCTTTTGTGTTTGGTGTTGTCGGCACCTAACAATGGTGCCTCGAATTCAACCTCAACTTCCAAACTAATAGTATATTTGAATAGCATAAATTATATTTTATAATCCTAAAACTTTTAATTGGTCAATGGTATGTTTAGTATTAACATGATGAATACCAATACCACCGGCATCTCTCCATCCTTGAATATTATCCAACCTGTCGTCAATTAGAATTGATGTTGGTGTTGCAAAATCTTTCTTATGTTTTGCACTTCTAAGAATTAAATGTGTGTCGGGTAGTTCTCTTTCAACCCAATCATGTTTTGCAACTCTTGAATCGTTTTGTCTAGATGGTGCAGATAATATTTCTGGTTTATATTTTTCAATATAATTCCATAATCTTTTACCATCTTTCATCCAACCCAATTTAATCCAGAAATCATAACCGGCTTTATTAATCGGGTCCCAAAAGTCTGTGTCATTTCTATGCACACCAGGGGTTAAATCCTCACCGGTTAATTCTTTGTAACCTTTATCAAAGTCAACCAAGACTCCGTCCATGTCACAATATATCTTGTACTCTGTGTTTTTCATATAACAAAGATAAATAAAATTTTTGAATATTCCAAAAAATAGCATAAAAAACCCTCACATTTTCTGTGAGGGTTAGAATATATTAGTCCTTAGCCACAATTTGGCCAGTCCTTGCGTTGACTAAAAACAAGTTACCTTTTGCATCTTTAGCGGGATAAACGTCGATGTCTCCACCACCCATTTCCTCATCTATTTCTTCTTCGTGAGCAATACTATCAGGATTTACATCCCCCATTTCTTGCTCGTTAACTATATTTGAAACAATTCTTTCAATATCAGATTGTTTTAATTTAATAACTTTTGACATAATTCTATTTTATATATAAATACTTGTTATTAGGTTTTATTCTTATAAATACACTATAAAGATAAGAAAGTTGGTAGTTCTAAATCCTTTTCAGATATTCTTTCTAAGTAACCACTCACTCTCCAATTGATATTCAAAGTTGGGTCGTTGTATATAATCCCACCTTCACTTTCTTTGTTGTATGGGTTATCAACTTTATATTGAAATATTGTATTATCACTTAACGCCGAGAATCCGTGAGCACATCCTCTTGGTATGAACACTTGTTTGTTTTTTTTCCAACCAAGTTCAACCTCAACAACCTTACCATAACTTGGGGATTCCTTTCTAATATCAACGATAACATCCAATACTCGTCCGGTGATACACGTAACAAGTTTGGCCTGTTCGTACTCACCTGTTTGGAAATGAAGTCCTCTAATGGTCCCTAAATGAGAATATGACATATTATCCTGAATGAACTCCACTTCATACCCCACATTATTATTGAATATATCTTTATTATATGGTACGGCGAAGTAACCACGTTCGTCATGAAACGTATCGTAGGTTATTATGTAACAACCTTCTATTTCTGTTTCGGTAAATTTCATTATTGAATATTTTTGAACATCTGTGGAACTGTTCCATATACTGGTAACTTACCATCCCATTTGTTGATATACTCTAATTGTAATAATAACGGTGTAAGAGTTTGTTGTTTCATTCTATTTGCCTCGGATTCCGCCTTAGCTGATGTTAACATCGCTTGAGCATTACCTTCCGCAGTTGCTACTTTAATCTTCGCCTGAGCTTCTGCAGTTTTAACTTCATTCTCCGCTCTCAATGCCGCCTGAACTGCGTTGTTCTTAGCCTCAATAGACTTCTTAAATGTTTCAGGATAAATTAAATTTGATGTGAATTGATTGATAACGAATCCCTCTTTTAATAACTGAGCGTCTAATAATCTACGAACTTCAACCTCAAATACTGCTCTATTACTAATTAATTCATCAGCCGTATATTTGTTAGTTGCTAATCTGAACGCATCGTATACTGATGTCTTCAAGAATCCCTCCTCAATATCTTCCAAAGGTCTACGATACTTACTAAAAATTGCAGGTACTTTATCTCTTTGAACTGAATAGTTCATGATTGGTGAAACGGAAAATTCCGAACCATCCTTTGAATTTACAATGAATGAATTATCAGCATCCTCTGTTTTTTTATATTCTTTGTGTTGAATGAACGTAGGGAACTCATATACTTTTGTAGTAAGTGGGTTATAGAATACCATACCGGTAACTGCTACTACATCGTCCACACCTTTGTTATCACCATATTGGTTTACTTTAACACCCACATAACCTGCATCAATTCTCTCACACGAATTGAATAATACCACTAATAGGAAAAATCCTATAACGCTTGCTCCGATTGCCTTAATCATTTTTTTTAGTTTTAATTGTTGTTCATTATTAAATTGTGTTTCTAAACGGTCAAGTTCTTCCTCTGACCTACGATTACCATGATTATCATAACGATAGTCGTATCTACTAAATTTTGCCATATTATTTTGTTATTAATTTTCTACCATTTCATAAGTCATTTCAAAAATATCAGGTTTGCACGGATAGTACTCACCTTGTACTCCTCTAATGATATAATCCCCAATTGATGCAATCATTTCACCTTCTAAGGTTGGTATCTTAATACATTGATTACCCTCCGAATCTTTTGAAACAATAAAATGTGACACTTCACTAATTGAGAAGCAGTCTAAACATCTAAAATTACCATCGTATTGTACCGCGGTTATTACTACGGGTTTTTTTCTAAATTTTGCCATATTATTTTGTTTTATTAATTGTTGTGTGGTGAGGTTTCATTGGGAACTCAGGTTTGTTTTTCTTTCTGGTTTTCACGAAAGGTTCTTCACTTTTAACTTCAGTAAATTGTTTTGGATTTCTTTTCTTTTTAACAATCTTGTCCTTTGGGATGTAATCGTATTCTGTTTCTCCTGGTAGGATAATTTCATCTTTATCTGATGAAAAATTAAATAAATCTTTCGATTGTATAAAATAGAACGCAAATAAAAGTGAGAACATCCCCACAAATATCGATAGGATGTTTAAAACGGTATCCGCGGTGGTTAAACCTGGAAATACGATAAATTGAAAAGTTAGACCGATACCAAATATTAATCCAACAAGAGCCAAAATGCGCTTGTCAAATACTTTTTTTAATGTTTCTTTCATGTGTGGTTTGTGTTTATAAAAATATATGAATTATTTTCGGAATAAAAAAATTATCGGTCAACATTTTTTAATTCATCAATGTGATGATCATCAACCCCAAGTTCAGAACCAACTGGTCTATTCTTCATTGAGTTAACTATGTCTCTTAAATTATATGGTGCAAAGTCAAGATTCCCATCCATACCAACGTCCATTCTACGACCATTACCGAACTTTTTATTGTTAGGTAGGTGACAATGTCCATGAAGATGAATACGTCCCTTATTCAGTCCATTCCACGAAGCAATTGGATAGTGCATCAACTCAAGCGTCTCACCCAAATAATTTAATTGTAGGAACCATTGTGATGATGCAAAATGTCTTTGGCAATCCTCACGGTTCCTTTCAATATGGTGGTCATGATTACCAAAAGTTAAATGAATCTCTTTACAGATAATTCTATTACGAAACTCTTCTATTTGTTCAAACCCACCAAACGACCAATCACCCAAATGAATCAGCACATCGTCTTGACCAACAAACTCATTTATGTTATTTACAATTGCCGAATTCATTTTATCTAAATTCATGAAATCCCTAGTTTGTGCTTCAGGTACAGAACCATCTAACATTCTCCATTTAGTTACACCACGACATATGTTTGTGTGGTTATAATGTGTATCGGATGTTATCCAAACCTTTCTATTATTTTCTATCTTAATCATATTAACAAAAATCTGTCGCTGATGAAACTCTTAATCCGTCTACAATCTTATCATCATATTCTGATTTATCAAAGAAAGAACCCACACCTTTCTGACGTTGTTCTTTTCGATACTCCGCATTTACAACCCAACCGTCAGGTTCACCCCATTCGAGTGCCATTATGATGAACTCCTCAATATCTTGTTCTTCACCATATTCATTAACAACTCTACCCGAACGAATAAAATCTAATAGACTTTCTTTACTGTCGTAGTATTTGTCCTTATGGAAATTCCAACAGAATTTCCAACCCACACTTCGTTTACCTAAATGAATGTTTGTTCCATCGATAAACATTTCCCAAGGTGAAAACCATTCCCAATCTTTTGTTGGTGAGATATACTTCATTCCCCTTTCGAGGTTTTCTATTGACATGTCCATTGTTGTAACTTGTTGAATTAGAGTTTGTTGTCTTTTCAACATCTCTTCGTGTGTTGGTATTCTGTAGTAGTTTGTGCTCATTGTGAGTTAGTTTATAACACAAAAATAAATATTATTATTGATATTCCAAAATATTGCAAAAAAATCCCCCAAATTTCTTTGGGGGACTAACTGAAACCCTACGTAGGTCAGTCCTTGGAAATTACCAAGGAGAGGTTAATTTCTTTTTATTTGTTTCATAATGTTCGATACTAACTTAGATATGGTATCTTCATTCATTCTTTGTGTGATATCACTTCTATCAACAACACTTCTTGATTCTAATTCCGCAGTAACATCCATTGATAAGATGTCACCCTTAACTTTATTTAAACATTTAACTAAAGCCTCAACACATTCACTATATTGTAATGGATTACCCGCACATAAAAATGGTACAGATGATTCCGTACATGTAAAGTTTTTATCTTTTTGTCTATTATTACCAGCAATTCTCATTTGGTCTTTTAATTTCTTACCAATTAATGTACTGAAATCAACGGTCCATTCAAATATTGAATTACCATCATTTTGTATTCTTTCAATACCTCTAATTGAGATACTACTTGAAACGGCAACATCTCTATCTTCAGGACGATATCCTCTCTTCGCTAATTTTAACAATGGAGTTAATGGATCATTTTTATAATTTAAATCCATATTCTCGGTAGGTCTTAATGCATCCCAGTTAGCACCTGGATTGTATTGACGAGGCATGTGAGTGGTTAAAATATCAACACTTGGAGCATCTCCATATAATCTATCTTCATTCGCTTGTGCAAAATCCGCAATGTTTAAATAGAAATCATAGTTGTGTCCGCCAAAATTAATTTCACTATTACCAATTGTACTATGTCTATCAATTGCCGCCTTTTGACCTTTAAACATTTGGTCAGGCATTTTTAACGGAGGGAATCCAGATTCGATTAACTTATCGTTTACTTCTTGATTAATTAATACTCTACTAACAATTGGGTTAAAACTTCTTAATATTTTTTCTCTTTCACTCGTTGGGCCAGAATCTTTAGTTTCAAAACTTAAATTAGTTTTTTGTCTAAGACCAAGTGCTTTAGGTGAGGGTTTAGCTTTACCTGGCTCAAGAGGGTCATGATGAACTTTTTTCATTCGAATGATATGAATTCTATCTCCCATTTCTTTTTGAGCCCATTCAAAAAACTTAGGGTTTGCCGCCTTTAATTGCTCTTCAGTAATTGGTTCTAAACCTGTTGGTATAACTGCAGTTTTCTCACCTTGTGGGTCTTTTGTTGGATTATAAATCCAAATATCAACCGGTGGCATATCTTCTGGTCTTGTACCAATCGGAGGTTTCTGAAAACGATAAGACTTTGTTACAGATCTTTTCTCAAATCTTTGTCTTTCTTCTCTTTCTTCAGGAGTTTCATCCCATGGATTCTTTTCTTCTCTACCTGGATTATATTTTGACATTTCATCCATTTCAAGGGATGATTCGTTCAATTTAGCTAGTAAATCTTTTTTTAATATTTCTTTCATTTGGTTGTAGATTTCTTATATCTATATAAATACTCGGATTATTACAATTGGAACCATTCTGGAGTTTCTCTACCTTTCCATTTACAAAATTCCTTTTTATCTCCAAGATAATAATTTCTATAAGATTGGATGGTGTCATCGTACACTTTATAATTATCGGGCATTGCAAGTGCTGGTGGCGTGAATTCTAAATCCTTAATTTTTGGTCTGTGATAAGCACACCACTCAATAATATCCTGTGTTTTATGACGTTTTCCGTATCGATATGTATATTCTTGACATAGGTTGAACCCTAAGTCAACTAACCAAATATAATTCTGTAAATCCTCTCTAACCCACACAGAACAAGGATGATTCTTGTGGGATAACTTATAAGGAGCCTCTCCACCGGTTGCCCAATGTGCACCACAAAGTAATTGGGCAGTTTCTAATATCATTTTGACGACGTGTTTATCGTTATGGTATTCTGCACATTTTTTTGGGTTCCAATCTAAAAAGAAAATGTTCATGTTACTTATATGAGTTGTGATAAAATTCTCTAACTTTTGAACCTAACTCCATATCGTTAGGGTAATCGCTTATATAATCCTCTGGTATCATTATGTGATTTCTACTTGATGAGTTACCTTTTCGATAACATTCAATACATAATTGTCCCGCTCCATCGACATAACCAGTTCTGAAATCCACGTGTGTTGTTATTTCTTCGTGTGTTTCTTTACCACACAAGATACATGTTTCTTTTGGCATATAATAGGTTTTAGAATACTAAAATACCGATTATATTTGATAAATCCAAGAAAATACTAATAAAATTATATAAATTTACGCTAAACCGGATATTTTGGGATTTGCTCCGTTGTTATAACTATTAACAACTTTGGCAACTAAATCACCCGTACCCCAAGTTTTAAGGGATTCACATCTTGCAATGTTGGATGCTCCGATATCATTCTTTAGTCCGTTAACAATACAATCGTATCTACCATTTTTTAGGGTTTTAACAGTTGCAACCATTCCATCTTCTAACGATGTGTAATTTCTAACACCTGCACTATTCATCGTGGTTGAATTTGGTAGATTCCACGTTGTGTTGAATGGATTGTATGTACCTCCTCTACCTTCAGCTTGTCTCCAAGCGTACATGAATTTCATATTTTCATCACTAATCGGTGCTCCTAAGTTTTCTAGTAACTTAGCGTAGAAGTTCTTATCTGCCAAATCATCAACATTTATTGTGTCAATATTCTTTTTTAAATCTTCAGAAGTAACTCCTTTTTCTTTTAATAATTCAATTAATTTTTTAAGCATTTCGGGTGTTGCTTTAGCCATCGTTTCTGATGGTGCAGAACCTGAAACTCCTTCTTTATTAGATACGTGTAAATGATTATAGTGATTGCCTCCGATGTCTGTTTGCCATAATACCGCTTTTTGATTACCACCCTCGGCGTTTAATGAATAACCTATATTAATTAACTCGTTCTTTACTCTATTACCTAATTCTCTAAATTTTGGGTTACCATTGGATTTGTTTGATGCTCCACCCGCACCAATACCATCTAATATTGCAATATCAACAGCAGTATTTGTGGCGTGTCTACTCGGTCTTCCATTTATTGTTAAATTTCCGTGTCCAGATTTTGCAGTTGTTATTGTAACAGTCACACCCGCATTAGATGCTGCCGTCTGTAAATCATCCAATAGTGGTTGATTTATTTGGTCATTTTGAGTCCCATCACCGTCAAATTTTACGTTAGAATAACTCGTATCACCCAATCGAACAAACGCCTCATTAATTGCGGTTTTAGTATCACCACTTACTTTTTCACTTGTAAACTTACCAACCGCGGATGCAGTTTCAGGTCCAAAAAGACCATCAACACCATATCTTGGTAATTCATAACCCAATAGTTTTAAACCAATTTGCATCGATTCAACATTCTTTTGGAAATTCATCGAACCCTTTTGTTGTTGTGACAAACCACCAGAATTAGCGGCATCTTCTAACGTACTATAAAATGACTCAACGTCGTCAGAGACTAAATCAGCTTTCTTAGGATTGTCAGTCTTTTTAACACCGACAGCCTTAAGGATATTATCTAAAAACCCTTCTTTGATGGCTTCTTTACCATAGTTAAGTCTGTGGATTCTTTCCAGCTGTTCGATTAAATTCTTCTTCATATCAATATAAATATAACAAACCTATACTTTTATCCATTTTTGTGTTGAGTCTAGTTTGAAGGACCCGACATATTTTTTATTCCATTGTGTGGGGTGAATTAAGGATAGAAATGTTGACTCATCTTCCCTAACATATAAGTGATAAGTTTCACCCATAACCGGTATGAATGAGTAAGATGATTGATAAACTAATTCATTCCAATTAACTTCATCAATTAACTTTTGAAACTCTTCCTTTAACTCATCGTATCTTGATTTAAATTGTTTGTTGGCAATTCCCGCTTGCATTTGTTTCCAACCACCAACATCCTCCAATTTAATCGCAGGCGCACCCTGATTACTACCATAAGTTAATTCCCTTTGATAATATCCTTTTTCTTCGTCCCATACAACTAAATCAGGTTTCTTTTTTGCCATTACATGATTTGATTTTTATCATCTTGGTTGTCTTCATCACCCCAATTAAGAAAATCATCACCTTTGTAATCGGGATGATTTTTTTGCATGTAATCAATACCAACAACCCACCTCCATGAAATAAATCCAATAACAATGAATATGACCAAAAATAAAATTAAGTATTCCATATTATTTATTCTTTTTATTGTGTGCTTTAGGTTTACCATTTTCATCTAATAGAACGAAAATGATTTTATCTATTTTAATGATTGATTGTTTAGTGTTTTTGTTTCTAACATCACAACATAACGTAACCGATGTTGTTCCAAATTTAACTAAGTCCATACCAAATTCAATAACATCTCCGAGCTTTGCGGTAGTTACAAAATCAATCTCAGACATTGCTTTAGTTACGATATTAGGACTACCTAACTGACAAATGGCAAAGATTGCCGCCTCCTCATCAATCCATTTTAATAATTGACCACCAAATAAAGTTCCTCTTGGGTTTAAGTCACCTGGTTTAATCAACTTTCTAGTCCTATAAATCATCAGTTAAGTATTTTAAAATTTTCTCTTTAATTCCTGTTTGTTTAATACCCTCAATACTCTTTGGTGTTAAAACAAAGTTAGTCAATCCCCACTCCATTACCATGTCACCCCAACTATTATGTGTTTGAGGTATACCCATATTCAGGTCGTCTACCGCAACCCAATGAGTAATCTCAGGGTGGTCTTGTAGGTATTGGTTAATCTCGATTGAACGTTCTTGTTCTAATTCCCATCTTGGTGACCATACAAAATTTTGAGGTACGTCACTATCAATTAGTTTCTTTGTGAATGCTATGGGTTTCTTTTTGATTCCCTGTAACTCATAATATTCACCCATCTCCTCAACAGTGGCCCATCTTTTCCAATCAGATGAGACAACGATTTCAGCATCAGTTTCTTCCAATATTTCATTTAGTATTCCAATTGCTTTCTTATTAAAATTGTCAAAGCGCGCGTCAACCGGTAAAGATTCTACCGATTGACTTAACTTACGTCCTAATTTTTTTTGTTTTTTGTGTCTACCACCCCATTCCGTTGATAGACAAATCACTCCGTCGTGATCTAAAAATATTACTTTCATATAATGTTATTAACCTATACAAATATATGAAATATTTTTAATTATATTAAGAGTTTTCGTTAATATATTCAATTTGTGGAGACCAAGTACCTTCGGATATTACCGTTGGTTTACTATTTCTATCAATCATTACCCACTCCGCATTAACAATACCCCAAGGTTCAAATTGTTCTAACACATCTGACAATGAGAAACATTTACAACTATAAATGTCAAATTGAGCCATCGCCGGTTGGTCTTGGTCCCATATGTGTATTGATGAGTGTGAGGTCGCAAGAGTAACTGTCCCCGTTAAACCCTCATTACCTGGATAGTCCACATAAACACTCGTTGGACCACCGACTACTTCCATTTTTACTTTGTGAACTAAATCAACAAACCATTTATTTAAAGTCTCAACCTCTTTTGGTGGGTGGTTAATCCAAATTTTCATTAAAAGGTGTTGATGATATGGATCAAATTTTTCAATCATATATGTTTTTTTACATTACATATATATCTTTAAAATGGTATTTTATATGAATTTCTTAAAGTTCTTTTCAAAATCTTTTTCGTACTTTTTTAACTCCTTCGTGTCTAAACCATTATATAATCCGGTCGACATAAATGCTTGAATCTCATCATCAATAATCTTTTTATCGTCCACATATCCCATCTTGATTAGTTTCTTTTTTAACTTCTCATAATGAGTTGGTTTGATTTGTTTTATGAGTTTACTAACTAATTTTTTGTATTCATTATTGGTGAAATATAAACCATGTGCAATCTCGTGGTCCATTGTCTTTAAGTCTTTACTACTTGCACCAATCAAATACCAATCAGTTTGTCTACCGTCATTTTTTTCCATTGAATCCTTTTCACAATGCCAATAAATGTCATTCATTATATTATCGTACTCAGTTTCACCACAAAATATATGATGTGCTTGTTGTATCATGTTACATGGAATATTATAACCTGACCAATCTTCGGGATAAGTGAATACTCCTTTCTTCCAAACGGTTTTATAATGTCTCATGTACTCCATCCAAGTGAATGGTTTACCTCTGAACTTTTTATATGGAGACTCGTAAAATTCTTGGTATCGGCAGAATAACATTGCTCTATCATAATCATCATCAATAGTTACACAATATATTCGAGGTGCCACTTCTTTAACCACACCTTTAACTAACGGGTGTTTGATTTTCATGTACTTTGTTTTTAATAAACCAAATTATGTGCGTAACCAATATTGCAAAATTTACAAATATGGTTGGGTTATTTGATATAAGATATCCATACACTATCCACATAACACACGCAACTAAGTTCACCAATCTTAATTTCCACATTGTTTTAAATGTCATAGACACTAAAACAACAAAGGATGCCGCCCACCCTACTAAATCTATCATAAACAACTTTTTAATATTTCTAAACATAAATCTGCCGGTATCTTACTTCTTTCGTAAGCGTTGGCTCGACCTTGTGTTCCTGTTCTACTACCTCTTGGTGCGGCAACGTGACATGGGTCACCATTCTTACACATTGGTTTTGGAGTCCACACATCACTGTTAGTCCATATGTCAGTTGGTTTCATTCTCTCGTCACCATATTGGCAATAAGTTACAGAATTCTTTTTCAATCCTTTAACAACATCTAACTTACGAAGAACACCTCGTGGGTTTTCCATAAACCAATATGTTGGTTGGAAGTGATTAATAATTTCTAATGTCTTTCTAACTAATTCAATACCCAACTTTGCGGTTTCTGTTTTAGGTATATAAGCACCTTTACCTCCTGACCAGTGGTGACCGATTGCTGCAACACTGAAACCAGTACATGGTGGAGATGCCCAAATTACATCGGGTTGAAACGGAACTTTAGATACATCAAAATCTAATATACTAATTGGGTAATGAATACCCTCAAATTCAATTAAATCAGATGAAAATACTTCCATTCCTAATTCTTCTGCAATCTTTCCTACTGAACGACTACCCGCAAATAACTCAAGTACTTTCATTAACGTATGTATTTGAACTTGTTAGATAGGTTATTGATGAAGTTCTCTTCTTCGATGGATAATAAATGCCTACACTTTGCAAGACGTTCTAAACTTTCCCAAAATGTTTGGTCATTAATGTTCGGTCTACGGACACCATTGTTAGTACTCTTAGTTTCTTGGTCTGATTGAATGTATCCATCCTCAATAAGGATTTCAACTAATCTGTCTTTTTCTTTCTTACTACAAGACTCAATAAATTCACTTGGGTCGATGTCTACTTCTGATGTAAATTCTGGCATAGTTTTAAATTTAAATGTGTTTTAATATAATATCGTCACTTTTATATAAAATTTTATATGATAAATTATATTTTAAAATGACTTTGAAATTAATTGTAACCCCGTCATATTTGTTCTTAGCGTTTTCCATCTTCTTTTGTTTAATTTCTCTTTCCATTTTAAAAAGATTATCTAGATTCTCATCACTATGAACTAATACAACAAATTTAATTTCCCCTTCCTCACTAAATAAACCAAATATGGTGTCTGAATTGTCATGTGTACTGACCTTATCAATTCTACCCAATATACCTAAAGTTTTTCCTTTAGTAATATTATATGTTTTATTTTTGGTTGGGGTTATTGAAACGGATTTAAGGGATGTGGTTTCTGAATCAGGACCATAATACCCCTTTGTTTCTGGAATATCAAACATCTCTCTCATAATCTTATCCCTATATTTTTGATTATTGAAATCTTTTAATGGGGTAATTTTATTGATTAGTTTTATTTTATCTTGATAAGATAAACTTTTTACATGTTCGATAATTTCTTCTTCTGTAACCATGAATAAAATTTATATATAAAATATACAAAAAATTATTCACATAAAAAAATTAAAGAGCGAAACTTTCCCCACATCCACAAGTACGAGATGCATTTGGGTTAATAAATTGAAATCCCTTACCGTTAAGTCCATCAGAGAAATCTAATTCGGTTCCAAAAAGATATAGTAATGATTTGTTGTCTATTAAAATTTTTACTCCATTGTTTTCTGCAAGAGTATCGGCAGGTTGTTGCTCGGTATCAAATGAAAGGTCATATGATAATCCACTGCACCCACCACCTTTAACAGCCACTCTAACAAAGGGAGTTTGAAACCCACTTTCTTCAATAAGTGAATTTAATTTAATTGCTGCTTTTTCTGATACTGTTACCATTAAATGTGAGTTTCCTCAAAGATTATTTCCTCTAATCCTTGTTTTTTTCTATAATCGTTTATTGCTGATTTGATAGCATCTTCCGCCAATACTGAACAATGTATTTTAACTGGAGGAAGATTTAACTCCTCTACCAAATCCATATTATCAATTGTCACCGCCTCATCTAAACTCTTACCTTTCAACCATTCGGTTGCAACTGAAGAAGATGCGATAGCTGAACCACATCCAAAAGTTTTAAATTTAGCGTCAACAATGATATCGTTAACCACCTCTATTTGTAATCTCATTACGTCACCACATTCAGGAGCACCGACTAATCCAGTACCGACATTTGATTTAGATTTGTCCAATGTCCCCACGTTTTTAGGGTTTGAGTAGTGGTCTAAGACCTTATCTGAGTATGCCATAGTATTTGTTTATATGATAAATATCATAAAATTAGATCGTCTAAATCGATATTATGTTCGGATATGATTTCATGTATCTTTTCAAACACCAACTCAAGAGCGTCGTATTTGTCTATCTCTTTTCCCTCCATAGACCACTCCAACCCTTTCTTAGTGTTATGAGTTATGGTCCATAGTGCTAATGCTAAATCCAATGATTTAACGGCTCTTTTATGTGCCATTACATCATCTGGTTCGTTTAAATCGTATACTAGTTTCGCTTTCGCCATAAGTCACTTAGTTTTTTAGTTGGTCTCTTAGTTTTATAATTACCATTTTCAGTTTCTTCAAGTAATGGTGCTCTCCAAATCTCATAAGCAATCCATAAACCCGTAACAAACATCAATAATGCTGCGTACTTCATGTGTATATTTTTAAATTGTGAAATATTCTGTTTTCCAAAACTGCCACCACTTCTTTTTTTGAACTGGTTTACATTCCGAAAATGGATTATTCCCAAATGAAACCGAGTTTGAATATTTTGAAGTCAATACATTTAAAAATACCTCATGATATTTTTTTGGTATTTCATCAAAATCCGCACTTATATTAACATTTAAATACTTTGGTCCATCTTCTGTATAAACTGTAAATTGTTCGTTCATACTAATAATAGTACTGGCCTTTATGTTTAAGTATTTTGTTCCACCTAAATTTAGGTCACCACTAATATGTTTTCTAAATTCTTCATCTGACATGTTTTATTCCGTTTCGTGATGTAAATAATTTTCGTATTCTAATTGTAGTTTTGGGTGTTTACCAAAGAAGTATTCTCTGGTAAACTCGTGTCTACCATTTTCAACCTTTGAAATGAATAATTCATCGTGTAAACTATCTGACAATGTTTTTTGAGTAGATAAACTATCCCGTGTATGGGTTAATTTATCATAGGTTTCATTGTACTTCCTATCTTTTTCAAGATAGGCAAATGTCATCATCACCAACCCTAATAAAGAAGTTGCAATTCCTGCTCTAAATTTAGTTTCAGTTGTCATTAATCTAAATTTTTAATATCAGTTAATGTTTTTTCTACCTCTTCTTCCGATAGATAACCAAGTACATCGTCCGTAATTGGAGTGGAGTAGGATATTTCACCATCTTTACCAAAGACGGCAATTTCATATAAACCATCTTTACCTCCGTAGGTGTGTGGTCCTTGAACTATACTAGCCCCGTATCCGTTTGAGAATTGAACTATGCACTGTTGTCCCATTCCCGCCGGATGTGGTTGAAAGTTCAATTCTTCGAACACTATCGTGTCTAAGTTGTTGGTTGGTCTTCTTGTTTCGTTCATCTTTTAGTTTTTTTACGAATGATTGTATTAAATAAAAATTCATAGTTAAAATATTTCTTCGGCAATACCCAAACCTTCAGCTAATGCAAATAACAAAGCCGAACTTCTAAAATCACCATTAAATAAGAAATAACAAGCCACAAATCTGATAACGGATTTAATAAAACTTATCCAGAAGTGACTGTTTGTTTTTGATTCTTTTTCTTGCATATTCTAATATAGTTAAATTTTCTCGGATTTCAAAATATTTTTAGATTGAATATAATTGTCAATAAAATTAATTCGTTGACCAATCCAATACATTACATTGACAGTCATAGAGTTACCTATTGCACCTTTAACATTTGAATAACTTGGTTTTTTACCACCAATTTCAAAATCAAGATAACCATCGGGAAACCCTTGGAGTCTCTCTAATTCTCTTTCTGTGAAGATTCTAATACTATTGTTATCAATCCAATAGTTAGACGTAGATACTTTACCAAACCCATCAACCAATGTAGATGCGTGTGATTTTGTTACTGTACCTGCGAGTTTAATTTCTCCAAGAACATTTCTGGCGTACTCATCCCTCTTGATTCGATTCTTCTCTTTAACGCTTTCAAAACATCCTTCTTCAAATAATACGGAGAATGGGACTTTCCAATTGTTTCCACGATATCCAACAATGAAGATTCTTTTGCGTCGTTGGGGAACTCCGAAGTATTGGCTGTCGAAAACCCTATAAGCGATGGAGTATTCTTCTCCTTGGACAACACCTTGTTTGTCGAGGTCTTCTGCTTTGAAGTTAGTACCTGTGAAAGAGGAGATGATTTCACATAACGCTTTTCTGTGTTTGCTTTTAAAAACGCCTTCGACATTTTCCCAAATGAACCATCTTGGTCGTTTTTCTTTAAGAATTCTTCCATACTCAAGGGAGAGTTGACCACGGACATCATCCATTCCTTTGTTGAGTCCTGCATCGGAAAAAGATTGACAAGGCGTTCCTCCGACCAATAGGTCGAAGCTGATGTTTCTGTAACTTTCATGTTCGTTTAATTTTGTTAAGTCTGAAAATAATGGGGTTGTTGGATAGTGATGTGATAATACTTTTTGTGGGAAAGATGCGAAGTCACATAACCCTTCACATTTCCAATTCAATGGGGACCAAGCCACTGTTGCGGCCTCGATTCCACTACATACTGAGAAATATTTCATACCTGTTTTGTTTAATGATGAAACAAAGTTATGTATATTTTATGAAATACAAAAAAAATTTTAGAATATTTTTTAAATTATTCTTAAAGTATTGATAATGAGTTAGTTAGGAAGTCGTATTTTTCCTTTTTCCATTCAAGATATGTGTATTTTTTAAACCTTTGGGTTAATATGGTTATCGCATCGTTGAACATCTCCAATGTTGGTGTGTTAGCTTTACCATATGATTGTACCAAACCTCCCTTACGATATTGTAGGTTTATCCTTTTTCGTTTACATTGTAACCCAACATAAATGTATATTGATCCGTGTGGAAATTGTTTAGACATACAGTTTTTCATATTAAACCCTTCAATTCTAAAATCCTCTTCTGTCACCAAAACTTTGGGTTTAAATGATTCCCCACCAACTATAATATCTTCCTCAATCTCATCCATAAATTCTTTTGGTAAATCATATCTAACTTTATAACCTCGAGCGAAATGAAATTTAATTCCTGACCACATCTCCAATAAATTATCAAATTCATTATCGTTCTTAGCTTTAAATTTTAATTCAACTCCTCTAGCTTCAAGTAACTCTCTAATTGATAATAACTTATTGACCAAATAAACTAATGAATCTGTTTTTAAAGAATCACTCTCCCACTTATTAATAACACTAACCATACAGTTTTTTTCCGTATCATTTTTTAATACGTGTAATTTTTTGTTGGGTGTATAATCAAAACAATGTTTCTCCCATTTTATTTTCTTTAAATAATCTATGTAATTGTCACCAAATAATTTACAGATATAGTTTAAAGAATCTAACTTAATACTCTTATGGGAATTCTGTTTATTCAATTCACCAATAAGATATTTTGATTTGATTCCATAGTGGTCTAACACCGACGGTAGAAATTTATAATCGTTTTTCTCTAACCATTTCTTTTTGGGGTAATCATGTTGTATATCATAATAAACACTGTCGTGTCCTTTAATACCCTTCATTTCTAAATGAAAATCAACAACCATATCATAAAGAAAGTTTATTTCACACTCACCCTTATTAATTTTTTGAATGATAAATTCTGATTTGAAATTATCTTTGATTAAATTATAAATTAATTCTATTATTTTATTAGTTGCTCTTGAATACTTCACTCCCCAAAACCCAATTCTCTTTTCTCCCCTCTCAAAACCATTCTCAGTTAAATCTAATAATAAACTAAAGTTATTCTTTTTTTGTTTGGTGGTGGTTCTAAACATTTTCATGTCTGTTAAACCATCATTAACAATTTTATACGTTATAAAGATGTCTCCGGTTTTTTTATTTAAAACCAGTTCATGTTCAAAAAGAACTTTTTTATTTTTACCATATCTTTGGTAATCAAAATCAAATGTAGATTTGTAAACAATATCATCATCGTCATTATATAACTTTAAATCACACGTTGATAATGATTTACTTTTCTTGTCTTTCTTCTCTTGGTTGTGTATAAATAATAAATCCATATACAAAATATATATGGATTTATTTGAATTGTGTAGTTAAAATGCAGGTTCACGCCTCATATCAAATAACACATCAGATATTCGTGTTGGTTCTTTAATTTCAGGTATAATTTCTATTCCATTAATTTTAACCGGTACCTTTTTTTTATCTAAAGAATGTAATAAACCCATTCTAGCATAGTGCTTAGTTTTTTCTTTTAGGATATTGACGGCTAAATCAATGTCAGCAGGAGGTTGTTTATTACAAAAGTGTCTCGCTTGAATTAGAGTACCTGTTTGACAATCAAATTCACAAGTAACCCTATCTTTTTTATCTTCAGTTCTTACCGAAACAATAATCGATTTTTCTTTATCCGAATATGATGCCACACAATGGTGCATGAAATTACCTTCCTCATCATAATCCTCTTCTCGTTTTAAGATATAAGGATAGAATTCGGGAGTGACCCATTCGGGATTTGACTCATCATCACTTAAATTAATCTTAACTTTAATTGGTGATTCTACATCGTTAACCATCTTATCAACAAATTGATATTCAATAACATATCCCTTTTTAATGAATTTCATCATTTTAGATAATTCCAAATGTTCTTTATCAAAATCATCTATGTTTTTAGATTTTAAATATAAATCAGGTATGAATTTACGTAATTTATCAATCATCTTAAAATGATCATTTAAATCACCGATAAATCTATGGTTAATCAATGTCTCTTTCTTATTGGTTAATCTTTGATATCCTCGTATTTCGTTGTTTAAATTATTAATGATTTTAACGATATTTTCCTTTTCGATATTTGTTATTAGGAACTTTTCTTTTTTTAATTCTTCCGCAAATTTAAATTTAGGGTAACCAATATCAACGGTGTCTTCGTATGTTGAATTCATAAAATGTACCAAATCGATACTACCAATATATTTTGAAAAATTATCACCGAAAAAATAACATAAACGAGATAATGCATGTATATCTATTTTAGTATTTTCATGCATTATTTTAATTGTAATTTTAGATTTGATTTGAAACATATCCAAAATCGAAGCAATTAATTTTCTGTCGTTTTTCTTTAAAAACTTTTCAGTGGGATAATACTTTTTAATCCATATACCGTAATCGTTAGATACTTTAATCTTTTTCAATTCAACAAATCGTTCTAACATTAATTGACAGAACCATGTACCATTAAAACTAAAATTCTGATTTAGATTGAATACCTTATCTATTTCAAAAATAAAATCCGTATTATTAAATGTCTCATTATACTCTTTCAACAGAACAGAGTTGTCATCTAAACACTTTCTCATGTTTAAAATTCCACCATCTTTGAATTGCATCTCCAAAAAGTTGAAGTTGTTGGTTCTAAATGTCTTAGTTGTTTTCCTACCACTTTTATTCATACTAAGTGTGGTAAAATTACCATTATTAACATTAAACGTTACTGACTCAACACCAGTTGATTTCTTAAAGTAAATGTTGTTAAACGCTCTGTGTCTATGGTGTCGATATAGTTTAATTGTTATTTTATTTCCGTGTCTCCTAATAGAACGTTCAATTGTGGTAACGGTTATTTCACTAAACGGGCTACCATAATATTTCTTAATGTGTCTATCGTCCCTGGTCTCGAAATTTCTAATTGCGTAATTTATTATGGTACGTTCATTTATGCCAGGTTCACCATAGAAAAATTTTGTTTTTCTTTTTCCTACCTTTTCGGGAAATTCCGTTGTTCGGCCAACGGTCGGTCTTCTCATATCATCGATTGTGAATTTTATAAGACTCTTGGCACTTTCAAATATATCATCATCCCCATCGTCAAGTGAGTCCAAATCAACCCCCATTGAACTTAATGATTCTTTCTTATCAATTATTTTACAATAATCCTTGAAAACCGTAATGGTTGCATAGGTGAATTTTTGAGTTATGATATCTTCCATTGTTCAATAGTTTACGAGACAAATATACAAAAAATATTTAAGAAATACTTATTAATATAAAATATATATTATGGCAAAGGCAAAAGGGAGTTCTTCGGCAATGAAAGTATCATTTGGTAAAAAGACAACAGGTAAAGCTCGTAAATCTTACGGTCCTAAAGATCAAAAACCAAAGAAATACAAAGGTCAGGGACGTTAATTCAAACGTCCTGCACCCTTATATGAACTAAGATAACGGGGTTCGGATAAGCTGCTTATCTTGACCCCTTCTTTCTTATTTGCCGCATGTACAAAGGTATCCCTACCCAAATACACCCCACAATGCCATCCACTTGGACTTTGAGTACTTCTAAAGAAGACTATGTCCCCAACCATTAAACTATCTTTTTTAATTCTATTTGTTTGTTTCCATTGTTCCGCACAAGTGTTATTTAGTTTCTTACCATATACCTCCCAATAAAGTTTTTTGGCAAATTGGGAACAGTCAATACCGTTTTTTGTGTTTCCACCTAATTGATATTTGATTCCATACCACTCCATAACAAATGATTCTAATCGTTTTAAATTTAAGGTGTCGTTCTTTAAATGAGTCACATAATCTGAAAACTGATTTTGTGCCATAGAATTAATATTCAATGTGAACATTAATATTATTAAAATTTTAATTTGTTTCATTTTTTATTATGTTAATTGTTATCCCCGCGGACCCCGCGCTCACATTGTAAGTATTCTGTCGGTTATCATTAATCCACCCATACTTCTTAAATCTGAATATTATTACCAATTTACCTTCAAAAACGGCATAAATTGCATTATCAGCATAATCAATCGATGGGTGTATAATATGTCCTAATTTCCAGGACTCTCTAAATTCCTCTTCTAATTCGTCTGGTGTAATATGGATAAACATATTAATTACTTAATGGGGCTTTTATTGGTGGATGACTTTCGTACTCGTCAATAATGAATTGGTGTGGTTGTAAACGATTTACAAAATCATTAAAACTATCCACATGATGTTCAAAGTGTGCCAATGGTATTGGACTGAATCCCAATTTAGGTAGATTCCTATATGGTTCTCTATTAATTTGTTCCTTAGCTTGTTCGATGTGATTTTTATATAAGTGTACATCTCCCAAATTACCAATCAAATCTTCTGGAATCATGTTCACTTCTCTAGCAAAAATTTCCAATAACAAACCATATGATGCGATGTTGAATGGTAATCCTAAGAATGTATCCACAGATCTTTGATTCCACATTAATGATATTGCTCGTTTAGGGATATTATATACTTGTAACTCCTCACTTAATCCACCACCAAATGGAACAATATCTTCTACCATTAATTGAAATCTTTCTTCACCTACCTTCTTCTTCAGTAAGTCCCATCTTTCTTCACCGGTTAATTCTCTGGTATAAACTTGAAACCCGTAATGACAAGGGGGAAGAATCATATGGTTTAACTCACCGACATTCCATGCGGACACCATTAGTCTTCTACTATCTGGATTTGTTTTAAGTTCATCAATTAGGTTTTGAATTTGATCAACCTCTTCACCCACTTTTAACCAACTTCTCCATTGTTTACCATATATTGGTCCTAACTCACCCCATCGTTCAGCAAACTCATCATTCGTTTTTATTTTGTCAATAAACTCTTCTTGAGTTAATGGTGTTAATTTATCAGAATCACTAAACCACACTTCCATGTGTGGTTGCATCCCCATTATGTCACCACACTTATATCCATCAATAACATCATTAATTTTTTTAGTGTAGTTCTTAAATGCATCACCATTCCAAATGTTACAACCATTATCGACAAGGTATTTGATATTGGTATCCCCTCGTAGAAACCATAACAACTCGGTTACCATTGTTTTCCACGCAATTTTCTTTGTGGTAAGTAATGGAAACCCTTGTGACATCTTATGTTTAATTTGTCTACCAAATACCGATATTGTACCTGTACCAGTTCTGTCCGTTTTTACGACTCCATTATCTAAAATATCTTGTAATAAATCTTGATATCTTTTATCTAATCTATTCATGTTTACCATTTTGGTGTTTCTAATCTTTTAATATTATCTTGTTCGTCTTGTCTGCTAAAATTTTCCTTATGGGATAAAATTCTATGAAACTCTCTATATGCTTGTGGTTGATAATTTTTTAAATGGTCAACCCCATATTCATATTCAAATAAAATTTCAGAATATCTTCTTTCTTTGAAATCAAAACCATCTGATTGCATTTTCAAATCCATTTGTAATTCATTAATTACGTTTTGTAATGAATCTTCCTTACAGATTGTTGTTGTCACAACTGGTGTGGGTTTATCATTAAAATACATTAATGAAACAAATACCCCAAATAGGGAAACAATCGCCCCGAATGCTAATAGACTTGTATCTTTATTTTTCATATTAATAAATTTTTTGTATCTGAACCCCAACCATATATTGTAACCATCTAACAGTTAATCCCCAAGATGGTGTGTGGACACCAGTTTCAAGGAACTCGGTTTTATTGTAAAAAAAAACAATTGTTGGTATTAAGAACCAATGATGTCTCTTTTTATAGATAAAAAAATCTTTATAATATTTCTTTTTCATTTTTTTTAAAGAATGGTTTAAATTTATCTTTTATTTTTTCGTAATGAACCATTGCGAACCATTTCCCAATAATACTTCCGGCAATATAAAATACAACCCCTAAGTAATCTCCTTTGAATAATCCATCTAATGAGTAGTATGTTGCACCCAATGAGACAAGACTTATCCAAAAACTATTAACCAATAAACTTTTAATGTTATTCTCATATGTAAATTTTATCTCCATAACTTTGAAGATATTAAACATAATTTGAAATACTAAAATCAATAAATAATTACTCATCGTAGTTGCCGGTCGTTCTTCTTAATAATTTATCAACATCATCTTCCCTCTCCTTCATTTCAATTATACGAATGTAATAACCGTTAGGATCTGATTTAGAATTTTCTGATTTCACATTCTTGTCAAACCATTTACTAAACCATTTACCTTTGTAAGCTAAAACTTGACATCTTTCAGAAAATTCTTCTGAATCAGATTCGTCTAATAGTCCCTCACTTACTAATTTGCTTAGTACAATGTCTTTAACTTTGTTGTAATTTTCCATTTCTGCGGTTAAGTCCATACTATTTCTTTTTATTTTTTATAATATCATATGTTATCCATATTGAACATATCATTATAATGAAAACATATAATATTGTTTGTTTAATGTACATTATTCTTCTTCAATTTCTCCATCAAAACGGTACTCGACCTCATCTCTATATGATGTAACATCTTGTTGGTGGTCTACATCATCACATTCGTCCCAAGGACAATCTTCAACTTTTTGTAATGCTTCTTCTGCAGTTTCAGCCTCAACGTGAAGGGTCCAAGCCTCTTCCACATAACGTTCAGCAATAATAATAAATTTTGGCATATTGTATTTGTTTAAATTTCTTCCCAATCGATATCACCATATTGATCAAAGTCATCATTTTCATCGTGACCTTCGCCATCTTGAGCTTTTCTATATGCTTCACAGGTACTTCTTGCCATTACGGTATGGGTCCAAGTTTGAACTGCAGTTCTTGAACATTGGATTGTGTACTCTTGTTCTTCATTATCTTCCCAACCTTCTTCTTCCTCACACTCCTCAGTATCAATACTTACCGATACATCCTCTCTACTCATTTTATCACATTCTTCAATGATATCGTTTCTAAATGATTTAAGTTGTTTTAAGGAATTGAAATCAAAACTAAAACTTCCTAAATCTGAATTAAGAGTAATTGATACGTGTTCGGAATCACTTTCTTTATATTGATTTTCCTTTACATAACTAACACTATAATTGTCACAATCCCCAAAGTCTACAAACGATTCACCCGGATAAAGACCTAACCAATAACCATCGGTATTTTCTTCTCTCATTTGTTTGTATTCTTTCTCTAATGATTGCAATTCTTTAATTGCGTTGGAGTATCTTTTCTCAAAGTCTTTCTCCCATTTTTTAGTACGTTTTGGCATATTATTTCTTTTTAGGTTTTCTAAAATAATCTAACACTAAGTTAAATGAACCAAGTGATATCACTCCCCATCCAAAATATTTTACTAATTCAGGGTCGGTACCTTTAAGACCGTATTTCTGAACTAATATCCCCGTCACTATCATCATTATGTAGATGATTTCTTTTAATCTGATTTTCATTTTCTTTTAATTTAGTTAAACATTTATATAACGTATTGGCTTCCATTAAGTTAAACATTCTATTTTGATTACAGAACTCCAAAGCCTTTTCAATTATCGTTAATGCGGATTCCTCATCAATATTCAGTACGAATCGGTCAAATTCTTCCGTATCTTCGAATTCTATTAAACCACCAAAAATTCTTTCCATGCTCAAATATAATAAATTATTTTAAAAAAACCAAATAATTATAGTTATGTCAGTTCACATCAACAACAAAACCTTTAATGCCGAATATCTATCCCAACCAGAGGACATAAGTCGTGGTATGATGGGTAGAAAGTCGTTAGACGGTTGTATGGTTTTTAAGATGGGAAAAGGTCATCATTCATTTTGGATGAAGAATTGTCTAATCCCACTTGATATTGTCTTTGTACTTAACAACCGTATCAATCGTATTCATTCCAATTGTCCTGTTGAAGATTCACATAGGATGACTCTACCTCGTTACACCGGTATTGGTGACCACGTAATAGAATTTCCTGCAGGAACTACTGATGGTTGGAAAGTGGGTGATCGTGTTGCAATGTATCTTGGTTCTCCTCAGAATCCTGTTCGATAGGACTATCGTATTTCACTCTTGGTTTAACCTTTTCAAACACCCAAAAATAACTGTGATATTTTCGAGCGTGTTCTTGTTTAGTCCACTTGGTACCAAAGCTATTAATACGGACGTTTGATGTGAGGATGAATAAGTCTCTCGGATAGAATCCTAATTCCTGTGCCATATTCATAACCATAACGTGAGAAAAATGATTCTTGCCTCCGGATACCGTGTCTTGACATTTAAAGACTACGTAACCACCTTTCTCACAAACTCGGTACAATTCCTTCAATGTGTTAAAATAGTGGTTTTTTAGGTGGTTATATGACTCATAACCCTCAAATCTCTTTGCTATAATCGAACTACCCTCTTTATTATCACGATAAGACTTACCAGCAATAACAAAAGGTGGGTCAAACATAATACTTTTCATCGTTCCGTCTGCAAACGACAAATTCTCTGAACTACATTCCACAACCGTATCATTAACAGGATAAATGTCGGATTTATTAATCGGTGATGGTAAATCTTTCCAAAAATTACCTTTTGAATATGTACAATCTAAATCGAATCTTTCGATATTATAGAGAAACATAATGTTTTTAATTGCGTCGTAGTTACTGTTGTAAACACTTTTTACAGGTTTAAAGTCTTTTTCCATTTGTTTTTTGATATTTTTTTTGTATACTTTAGTAAAATATAGGAAATAAAAAACAATAAACCAAAATATTTATAAAAAAAAGAAATACCATGGGCTGCGGATGCAAAAAAAACAATTCTAACTCACAACCTGTTCAACCGACGAACATAACATTAACCGAAACGGGAACACCTGTTGTCACACAACCAGCACCTGCACCGACAACAAATCAAACGGGGGTTGATGCAATTATCGACCGTTTAAATAATCAATAATATCGTTTATACTAACGATTAAATGAAGTATCGTCTTAATTGACGATATTTTTTTAATCGTTTTGTATATATTTATTATATATGAATATAAACTATACATATCTATATAAACTAATAAGGGAAGAAACAAATGATATTTTCTATGTTGGTAAAACTAATGATCCACAGAAAAGATTTTATGGTCATAGGTGTGTAGGCAAATTTATAAATGTAAAATTCTTTATGGAAATAATAGATAAATTCATAGACAGGGAAGATGAATCGATAAATAAACACATAAGTGAGGGTCATAAACTTTTAAATGTTAGAAAAAATGATTACATTTTAAAAGAACATAACATAGGAGATAAAATTATTTTCGACCCATATCTAAAAATAAATAAAATGTTTAATAAATGAAAAATGATGTAAAATTAACCA